GTTCTTTAGGGGCTTGCAACTGCCTGCAACCGGCACCGAACATGAAAGAACAGAAAAAGACACAATTATTATTTCAAACTTGAGAAAAATAGTCGAAAAAAGATACGCAGAAAACAACAGGGAAAAACAAAAAAGCGGAAAACTTCGTGAGTTAAGAAGAGGGTTTAAGACGTTCTAGCTTTAGACAGTCAATTTTGTTGAACCATCTTGCTTTCCACTCATAACATACCTGATAAGGTGTTGGAAAGAGTTGAAGATAAGCGTGAGCGATTTTGAGGGCGTCGTCCTTAAACGAATTGTTATGATCTACGTAATAGTGATAAGGAATCCTCAATGCCTCGTCGTATGTATAACCGGCTAGAATGGGTTGCTCTTCGGCAACTATTCTCTCAATATCATTGAACTCGTCTGCTGTTATTGTCCTTGGTTTATTACCCAATTTCTGTTCAACAATCTGAGGAATACGCAAAGCTCTGGCAAGAGAGTCAATGTCGTAAATATTGACAGCTAAATATTGTGGCCTATCTTCCCCAAATTCAACCACAGCGTGAATATAGTATTTTAAATTCGGTGTGGGAACCTCATTTGCAATTCTGAAGCCAGCCTTTTCTAGATAAAATTTAAGAATATCTGAAATAGAAGGAAGTCCATAATCAATATCAAATAGAAATTCGTCAAAATCCCTAGTCACGTCAGTCTCAACAAACGCATAGATGTCATTTGCTGAGCGTTTACCCTTTTCTACTTCGATGTCATAATCACTTGCTGGATATATTTTGCCGTCACGCAGAATGTAATAATAAAAATTTTCAATAGTTTTGCATTTTCTTGTTTTGCTTTTTCTTATCTCCTTCTCTATTTCGTTTTCAACAATGTCTGCTAATTTTTCCTCATCGTTTGTTGCATCGATCTCCTCCTCTGGAATTTCTGATATACTTTGAAATTCTCTTTCCTCGGTTATTTTCTCCCCCATTTCTACTCTCCATTTCCACTATGTCATGGTTGATAATAAAAATATAATAGAGGAGGCTCGCAGATTAAAGACAGCTGTTTTTTAGGGCATATGCAGACCGGCACCGCACGAAAAAGGGCCACCTAAAAACAGAAAAAGACACAATTATTATTTCAAACTTGAGAAAAATGGTCGATAAAAAAAGGAAATAACTTTACTGGGAGTCAAATACTATTTGAGATATAATGTTCTCTAAGTGGGGGGGTATAAAAATGTGTGTCCCCTCCCCCCCGCCACAGTATGGGCACGTGTCAACGTCTAATTCTATCACGATCGGCACAGTCCCTGGATATCTGCGTTCGTATTCCGACGCTTTGTCTTTGACGCTTCCGGATTGCCATGACAACCATTCTCTGTATTCTTTCTCATCTTTGAACCTTAACACTTCCACCATTCATCGCCCACCCGTAGTACACCACTTTTCAAGCAAGAATAGAAATATCTCGCACGCATCAATTGGGGCATGTGACATCTTCAATTGCCTTATGATGTTCTCATTGTATTTGTTGAGATCATGTTTAACCTTCAACAAATCGTAACAAGTGGGCTTTTCTTCTTCTTGGTCTTGGTTCATCCGTATACCGCCTCCAACCATGAGAAATACGCCTCACATTCTTCAACGTCGTTACCCTCTTTTTCACTTAATAATAACAATGTATCCGGACTGTAACCTTGCATATTATATCCTTTTGATATTAATATCTCTAGACAGTTCATCATTGAACCCTCTTTATGTAGTATAAATCGAACCCTACTGCCTCTAATTCTTGAACAGTTCTTAATACCTGTCCTTCAGCAAGTCTTTTCTTTAATGCCATCGCAATTGCTTCATCACCTACATTGAAGAATACCTCTGTCCTATTGACAGGCACAGCCACACCTAACAACAATGACAGTGCGTTCGCAGATGCGCTATGGCCAATAGCGCTAACAAATTGCGAGTTATGCATTTGTATAATTTTCTTTGCCTCTTCCGCACTTACTCTCTCTATCTCGAATTTTGCCCTCTCATCCCTAAATGGGACGATGAGGGTGTTCAACAGATACAATACCACAGACCACACCCCCATTTATACATATGTCGTGCAAAGTATATAAATTTTTCTCTATCTTTTTTTTCCTCTCTCTTTCTCTCTCTCCTATTCACAAAAGTTATAGACAGAAATTGTATTACAAAAGTGAAAAAATAGTCGATAAAAAAAGAAAATAACTTCTTATTGTTTACTCACGATGACGGTCTTTCTTCCCCTCTTTATAGCTTGGCATTCACCCTGATGTTGTTGGCACATTACCTTCAATACTGTAAAAATGGCATACGCTACTGATGGGGTCACGTTATAGATTGCTATTATATCCTCCGCTGTAATCTCTTTTTTCTCCCTTAACTTGGAAAATAATTGCTGTGCAACTTCATTTACGCTTTGCACTCTTGTTCACCAGATTATATAATGAGAATTCTGACTTTTAAATTCTCTCTCTTTCTATCTTTCAGGGGAAAGAGTTATGCCACCCTGCACATAGGCTTTTCCTTGCACCACTCTACTATAATTGGCGAGAACTCATGTCCTGTGCTTCTGAGCGTCACTTTATCTTTGCATTCCTTCACTTTATACACAATAGGCTCGGCGCCACTAGTGTCAACCCCCAGGACGAGCCAACCTTCATCTCTCCCCGTGGGTATGAATAATGCTTTCTCTTTCAATTTTTTGTAAATATCAATATTACTAGGATCAAAAACAAATAAATCCGACGTATCTATCAACCAGTAGTAACGCCACAGGGCAAAATGATCGGCAATTTCGGGTATCTTGGAGACGTCAAAATCCTCTATGTTAGTCACGTATGCGTGCGCAACCTTTAGCTTCTCTTCTCTTGGGGGTTTTACGCCATTGTCAAGAAAACGCGATAACATTTTTGCTAGCTTGGAGCCGTCTATCGTCCAGTAATTATACATTATTAGCTGCAATTTCCCATCATTCTCAGCCAAAACGCCATGAATAGTATTTTTATTGTTCGTCAGCACGTGACGAGCCATAAGAAGATCGTTAATCGAGGGTTCTGCTGGCCCTTTGGGGTGTGTATGTATGATCGCCAATATTTCCTCTGGTTTGTATTTTGGCAATATTTCCAATAGAGTATCCTCACCGACTTTCCTCTCTTCGCCCTTGTGAGCTACCCCACCCTAAAGGGCGAGGCTTCCTGCTTCAAAGCCCCACCTTGCCATTGGCTTTTTACCAATGGTAGAGGGCGGAGCTCCACAGGCGCTAAGGGTGGCTCCCACCCCGACCTTTTTAGAATGTTAAGAGAAGCATTGTAGTCACGATCCACAGTCCAACCACATTTTGGACAAACAAAAATACGATCAGCCAAAGTTAAATCCTTCTTAACATACCCGCATTTAGCACAAGTCATCGAAGTAAAAGCAGGATCAACGAGACGAAGCTCCTTCCCGTACTTCCTAAGTTGATATTCCATGATGCTCCTAAGCTCGTAAAATGCAACATCGTGAAGCCTCATCCTCATTTTCTTGTAGGATTTACCAACAAGTTGTTTAACTTGAATATCTTCCATTACGACTACGTCATAATGCTCTGCAAAATACTTCCCAAGTTTCATGTATATGTCCCTCCTAAGATTCTTCAAATGCTCATAAGCCCTTGCGAGCTTAATCTTTGCCTTAAACCAGTTGTGCGACAAGAACTTCTTCCTCGAGAGAGCTTTATGAAGTTTTCTTGTCTTATTGAGTGCCTTCTCGTAAGGTCGCAAGTTTGGCACGTATTCCCCATCTGATGTAATGAGAAGTTTCTCTATTCCAACATCTATTCCAACCGTTTTGTTTGTCTTAGGGAGTTGAGGGTATTCTTGATCCACAACGAAACTAATGTACACTCTCTCTGAAGGTGTTAACTTAACTATCACCCTCTTTACCTTGTCTAGCGGAAAGTCCCTATGAACAATAACTTTGAAGACTCCCAGGTTTGCTAACTGAAGCGTCATTATCTTCTTCTTGTTCTTCTTGCTTTTAGTTCTTATTTCTCTCGTCTCTAACACTTTCCAACCTGATTGAGGGTACACTAACGAATACCATTTATGTGGTTTCTTTTCCCTGGGGTAGCGTGCTAACCCTTTGAGGAATCTCTTCTTAGCGTCGTAGAATCTGTCTGCAATTTGTTGTACTGCTTGAGAATAGATTCTCTTGTATTCATCGTCCTGTTTTCTCAAATCTAGAGCGAGTTGTCTCAATTCAGTCTTGCTTAGACCTTTCCCATCTCTTTGGTAGAAATATATATCTGCCCAACGTAGGGTGTTGTAAATTTCGCACGCTAACCTCAACTGGGATTTTAACTCCCTAATTGTAGGTTCATCTGCGAAAGCCCTAAACCTAATCCCTACGTCGGGCATTAAATAGAATATTGTGAATAGAAGTTTTTAAATCTATAAGGGGGTTATCCATCCCCGCCATGAATGGCGAGGTTTTCCGCCCCCTTAACCCCTTTTCTATAATAGTCGGCGAAGTTTTTGCCCAAAACGATAAGATATTCAATCCCTTCCTTTTTTGATTGATCAAAAATCTTTTTCAAAAAATTAATATTTTTATAAATTGAAGTTACATTTTTTTCTTCTTCTTTCGTTCTCGTACCTGGGTCCTCATCCTGTTGCTCATTCTCCTGGGCCTTGTTATCAAACGCGAACAACAGTACCACCTAGTGGTTTATTGCGACGATGAACTTAATTTTTTTGTGGCATACACTCACAGACATAATATTTGTTTGCCGATCTTCTTTCAACCTTGGTTCTTGTAATAAAATGCGAATAGTGTAATAATAAGTGAGACTAAAATCAACATAATCAACGCAATAGGATCAGTGAATATCGAACCGACGAAGGAGATGAACGACAGATACAAGGTGTAGATACCGGCGTACTGCGACGGGACAGAGATCGAAGCAGTCTGGTTACTCAGCTGTACCACTTCTGTGGACTGTGGACAACCTGTCTCGTTGCTCACACTGCTTGCTACTGAAAAAACTCCAGATACTATGGAATAAAGTCCTTGCACCATGGCTGGAACCAAGAAGATAAGAGAGATGCCCAGGAAGACGAGTGCGATGGCCAAGGTTGCCAACGACGGTGCCAGACCCATAAGCATGATTCATAAATAATATAATAAAAACATCTTGCCTGCCGGGGGCACCGGGTGGGGCTGTTGGAAAGCCGGGTGCTGGCGCTAAAAACAGCTGTTCTTAACGCTATTCAGGACGCTACGAGGCTGTTCACCGGGCCGAGTACAGGAAGTAGGAAAATAAGAAAAAATCTTATTTGTTGTTGCCGTGCCGGCCGTCTGGCGGGAAAAGTTTTTTTGATATTGCACTAGGTGGGGGCATAGGGAAGTAACATGCTCGAGGGACTTTTCAAAAACAAAAAACAAGAAGAAGCTGACGAGGGCGATCAAGTTCTCATTCTTGACATTCTCGATGAAGAGAGAACTATGCTACCCCCAGGATTCGAGATCGTTAGCACCACACAGGATGGCAAAATCATAGCAAAAGATAGAGAAGGACATCTGTGGGTGATAAAATGAAAGTGAAGTTCAAACAATTCAAAAACGGAGTGAGGGTGTACAATCTGGGAGACAAATACATTGTGGTCTATAAAGGTGACGTGTGGGGTATAGGCTCTACTGAAGACGAAGCGATGGCCGATGCTTCTAGAGTTTATCGCGACTCCAAGGGCTTAATGTTAGAACCATCTCCTTTCGATATCTACGAAGGGGGAACTGAAAACGAGGAAGATGTTGAGCCACTCATGGACTATAAAGAAGTTGCTGTTTACTATTTCCCACCTTATTACCTGGTTTATGACAAGGAGAAGGATAAGGTACTAGGGTCTGGAATGGATCTAGATGATGCACTGGCAGAGGCGACAAGAGAGAAACCAGGCTTAGTTGAATTGTTCTGGTGATCCATATGCTACAAACCTGGGCGAAACTAGCATATGAGGCAAATCTAGGAATAGTATATGGATCAACGCTGATCATATTATTATTGCCACTAATAGGCAGTTTCATGCCACCTAATCTCGTCAGCAGTATCTCAAAGCTCAATGCGTTCACTCTTCTGGAGAGCTATCTGTTGCCAGTTCTCTCTAACTTTGGCATTTTCGGAGGATTGGCGTTAGGAGTTGGTTCTGCAATCGCGTTTTCTGTACTTAATAGTATAGCTTCCAGTTTCCTCAACCTCAGCTTTAACCAACAGCAGGCACTAACGATAGTTGTCGCTTTGTTAGTCTCGCAGTTTATTTTTGGTGGGTGGGCTACATTCGCGTTATTCCTAACATCTATGCTTGGTTCCGTACCGCCAGTGCCAGGATTAGCTGTAATTATGTCATTCATCACACCATTCATTGACGGCCTTATTGCAACGTTGGGAGGTTTAATGGTAGTATTATCTATACTGTACGAGCTTAGCGAAATCGGATTGGTAACGCTCCCATGAGGTGAGAAAGTGAACCCAGCTGTTGTACTGTTCCTGGCCCTCATAACGTCAATCATATTGATCATCTTGTTTACTGCGACAATAGCGATTTATCACGATTTCGTCACGATTGAGCAGAATTACAATATGACAGCGTATGCGCAACAGCAAAATACTCAAGCTAACAACGTGCTTGTTACGGGCTTTAGATTTCTCTTTATAGGGCTAATTGGAGTAACAATAGCGCTAATAATATACCAGAGGAGAACCTGAAACGACGTGGGAAGTCAGTTCTTCTTTTTGTTTTAAAACCACTCATGCTTTCTAGTTCATGTGTTAGAACTCTTCAGGAAGAAGAAGGTCGAGCCACCAAAAATAACTGTCACTCTGACAGACCTGATGATGTTTCTACCAACACTGAGAAAACACGTAATACCGTACCAAATCAAGTGTGATTATTGCTCTGGAATAGTGACTGATGCAAATGGGTTCGTACTATACAGAAGGATACCGATACCAGATGCTGTTTTACGCGCATTGATCAATTTTAGTAATGCAATAGACCAACAATTGAAAGATACTATATTTTATTTCTCAATGGCCAAACGTGAAGTTATAGGACGTATGGTGTACAAGGCAAAACTAAATGCGTTGAAGAAGGGCAATACAAAGAACATACAGAAGATAACAGCTGAGTTACCACGCCTTCTGTATAGAATTCTGTACCCATACAAGGCCACAACGTCTATCCTGTACATCGATGGTGCAGTGTACCCTGATATTGTCGATTTCGTAGCGTTGAGAGAAGAAGAGAAGACATACATATCAAACAACTTCTCATTCTACTTGTACGCTGATTCCTCATATGTGTACGCCATTATGCTTACAACGAGGGAACAAATATTGCGAATCAAGACCTTGTTGGCAAACAGAGATGTTCCGCTGAGGTCGCTCGATGGTCAGCAGTGAGAACAGCTGTTCTTAAGGGGGTATGGCTAGACGAGAAGGTGAGGGTGGGAGTGAGGTGAGAGAGGCCACACTTGAAAAGAACAGCTGTTCTCTAAGGGCTAACTTTCACGTAACCGTTCAAGGTTCAGGATAATGAAACGCTTGTCGATCATCTTTATCCATCCATAAGCGTGCATCTTCTTGATGATTCGAAAGGCCTCAATTGGCTCTACTTTCATGTATGATGAGGCCAGGTCTATGAGCTTCTCCCACTCGATCTGCAGGATTCCTTTATTCTGTGCAGATAAGCTCACTAGAAATTTGTAGAACTCGACGGCCTTAGCATACTCTTCGTCAGTGAATGTGCCGGTTATTTCGTCTAGCCACTTTATTTTCTTCGTACTGACATAATCCATGAGTGTAACCTCTCATTGACAGTTTATTAATTTTTTGCAGATTAGTACAAATAGTTCAGGTAAAAATCCAATAAGTAAATACTCAGTGCAAAAAACCCGGTTATTATTCTTAAAAAAAGTAAAAGGCACAAAATAAATTAATTGTCTCACTGTGCTGGCCTACTGGTGCTGGCCTGTGCTTCCTGGTGCTACAGTGTTCTGTTACCTATAGTATACAGTTCCGCTACATTACAGTACCGTCCTTCAGTACGTTACATATATACATTATATATTATATGATATATGTTACTTTTCAGTATACTAGCACGGCCAAACGTTGATCTAGATTTGTTCACGTCCTAGTTTGCCTAAGGCCACCTAACCGATTTCTCTCCATTAAGAACGTCGTTTTAGTAAAAATTTCTGTTCATCACCTTGATAATTGTAATGTGAATCTGTTCATGTAATTTCTTGTTTCCCCACCTACAACAACAAAAATATTGGAAAAGAGATTTGTTACTTCACTCTTATACAGTTTTACTCGTGAACCGGAGAGTTAACTGGAAATGCTTTTGTGTGCACTATAAGAAAATTATTCAAATTAACCGGGGAGTTAAAGGAGCTTAGAAATTTTATTACAAAAATGAGAAAAATGGTGCATAGAATTAGTTGTTTCTCGCACCGACGTTTAAGGCCGGACTGGTTTCGACGCCCAGGCCATCAAAATATCGCTTGGGACCTCATATCCAAGCCCGGCGATAATTGTCTTCAAGAACGTAAATATTTTGTCGAACTTCAGTGTGAATTTAGCGATTTCAACTATCTTTTTGAGCCTGTTGAGCACTTTGGAGTAAATCCAGTTCAGTAAGTCATTTACGTCGCTGAAAAATCTGATGTTTATCTTAGGATTCTGCAGTATCTTTAACGCACCTGGTGTTATACTGTTTGCGAACAACGCGGGAAATACCCTGTACCCCTTTTGGTTTAGTTCCTTCATCGTCTTAAAGATACTCCTTATCTTGTATGTTATTTGAGCCGGCACTAGAGGCTTTGAGGTTTGGTACGAGAAATATACCAGGAATGCCGTTTTGCCTTGTCTTTTGTTAGTATCATCAGTCCATGGATCCTCTAGCTTTACGATAACTATCCTGTCACCGTACCCTGCATACTCAAATTCTATGTGGCCATACTCATCCTTTAGCTTTGATCTAGCGTATGATGGCATTAACAATAACTGTTCTATTGACATTGAGTACAACTTCTTTTTTATCTCAGCGAACAGTTTCACAAATTCGCCTTTCTGTTCGTAGATTTTTTCGACTAAACCGAAAACTTTAAAATCTTTATTTCTAATAGGGTTATTAGACATCTGCGCCGCCCCCCATTTGTTCTCTCCTTTTCCCTCCCCCATTTGTTATCTCCTTCTCCTAATATTCCTATTATCTTATAAATTTTATTCGTTGACCACTCTCAGTATTACCTCCTTCTTCTTTTCATTTGCTTTCTATTTCCGCCAACACCAGGACTTTCTTCCCTGCTAGCTTCTCGCCAATTGGCTTTGGTAACGTGAGCCCATACAATGCTGTGTTGTCATTTGACGTCCTTGACCAAATTCTGACTGACATACTTCCTAACACGTACTTTTCGTCCTCGTAAATTATTTCAACGTTTTTCAGCTTTCTGACTCCCATCTTCTCTAGTTTAATGCTCGCGTCCTTGCTAAACCTCACAAAATACAGCTTGTATTCTCTTCTTTCGCCGTTTACTTTTTTGCGATATTTCACTGTAGAAACTTTGGCCTCGGTTTTAATTACAATAGATTGGACGAGTTTGGTTTCCATCATGTGTTAAAATAACGCGTGAATATTTTTATTGTTTTGCTTTGCCGTGGGTTCCTTCTCCTTAAGAACAGCTGTCTTTTAGTCAGGGTTGCAGGAGGGCGGTGGGTTTTTTATTGTGCGTATGTACTCACGAAAAACGAAGTTTTGATCAAACTCTTTGAAACTGGCCAACATCTGTTTTGCCTTCTCTTTGACTAAATTCTTCATGTGTAGAACACGCTCTTTAGTGCATATTGCTTCTTTTTCTTTTACTTCCTCTATCCTATCGCAAAATACAAAAGTTATCTCGTTATTGTTGGCCAACGAATTTAGACAGAACTTTGTGACAGGTAAGTGCATCACTTCACCACTAAACTTCTCATAGAAGGTGAAGCAGAAAACGGGGAACTGGACATTTTCAATCTGTGAAATGACTAAGTCCATGTTATATTCGAACTCGTCACCTGGCACATACCCGAAAACAAAAATGGTTATCCTATCATCGTTAAATTTAAAGTATGTCGCTCCCACTCTCCAGTCTCTGTCGTGTTCTTCCTTAATTTTCTCCATTTCCTCTTTTGTGAAGAATCCTTCGAAATTCATGCTAGGTCATCTTTTTCTTCTTCTTCTGCTAGTTCTATGGATTTAATGAATGCTTTATTCATGAAGATTGTTTTCCCGTCGCTCGTTTTCAACATTAACCAGTATTTTGAAGTTTTATAGACTTTTGCAGTTATTTTTTGGCCCTTATCGTCGCAAATTACCACATTCTTATTGAAATAATAACCATCAAAATCCTCTCTTGTATTCTTTTTATTATGTTTAGAATGTCGATTGCGTGAGGTTGAATTGCTTAGCATGATTCGAAATAGGGGGAACTGGTTTTTAAATGAACTGCGTTAGGCCATTCGGTTCTATACAGCTGTTCTCAAACGAATATGGAGCGATTTTTGTTTGAGAAAGTTTTAAGTACTCAGGACTACAGAGATCATATGGGGAAAAGTATGGAAGAGGGAATATTTGTCAAAGTCTTCCCCTCAAAAGCAATTTTTGTAATTTATAAAGAAGTAGAAATAATTGTAAAACCCGATTATGCAGGCGACACCATCAAAGTCAAATATGTTTTTAATAGTGATGAGCTGCAAAAGAAGTTAGTCGAGTACTTCAATAAATTTAACGTACCATACAAGGAGATCTCCAAAAACGAAGTTGAGGTGTATTATGATCCGATGTATCAACTTGACTGTTTTGACCACATGTTCGAAAAACTAACAATGGGGGACACTGACTACATAGATTCCATTTTGGGTCGTTTGTTACCAATTTAAAAGGTGGTGTGAATGGAAGAGGCACAACCTAAGTTAGAAAAATTGGAAAAGTTTGAATATTTTTTAGTTAATAAGTTAGAGGAAAAAATTAAGGAAACATTGATAGTAGAAAATGAGGTCGTAAGGATTGTGATGATACAGAGGCCAATCTATGATCCTTTTGACAAAAAATTTCATACGCGGGGGTTACTAAAGATAGGGAAGAAATACTATACGATCGTAATAGAAGCATCTAAATATTTCATTTTCATAAAAAGTAAGCCAATTTATCTAAGAATCGGCTGGGACGAGCTAGAAGAGGGCGAAAAGCAATGAAAATGAGAGTTGTCTCATTCAAAGCAGAAGAAGACTTGTTAGTACTACTAGACAGATACGCAATGAAGTACAAATTAAATAGAAGCGAAGCAATAAGGAAAGCAATAGAAAATCTAGTTAAAGACGAAGTAAGTGAAGGAACAGTAGCGAGAGTAGAGAAGATACTGCTATGGTGAGAGATTATGAAAGTTCTTTCATTTTTGATAAGGCAAGACCATCTTCTTTACCTTGATATTTTTGCAAAACAGAATAATTTGACTAGATCAGACGCAATCAGGTATGCCATTTCTGTTCTGGATGAAGAATCAACCCCAGTTAGCCTAGTTGGATTTCCAGGGATTAAGCTAGTGAGAACTTCTGTCAAACTGGCGGAAAATGTGATAAGTAGAATAGACAGGCTGGCTATCTTGTCAAAAATAACAAGATCTGATGTTATACGCAATGCAATTTATCACCTACTAATAAACAATGCACCAAAACAATTGCCACCTGTAACAGCTCAGACTGAGAAGAAGTATGGGTATGTGTGTCCCTATTGCGTTTCTAGGTTTCCTACTGTAAGGGCGTTGAAAATCCATTTAAAAAGGAGACATAATGGATTTCCGTGGTGCCCAGTCTGCTATAAGCCGTTGAAGAACAAGAATGCTACCAATCATTTTAGGAGATTTACTGATCCACAGCACCAGTTCTGGTACATGATATCACGTAAACGTTACCTTTCAAGCCATAGGAAGGAGGCTGTCAAACAATGATGAAAGAAGTCTCATTCAAAGCAGAAGAAGACTTGTTAGTACTACTAGACAGATACGCAATGAAGTACAAATTAAATAGAAGCGAAGCAATAAGGAAAGCAATAGAAAAAATGCTAAGAGATGAGCTAGCAAAAGAGCCTACACCAGTAGCGAGAGTAGAGAATTCATCTTTAAGTTAGTTATTTTTATCTTTCTCACATTTGTAATATTATTTTTGTATTCTGTTTTTCTCCCGAGCGCTCACTATTTTTTTCATAATTTTTCTCACATTTGCCATATTATTACAAATTAGCGCACAAACGGTAAGCCAGAGTCAAGAAAGAACAGCCGTTCTTTTTTAGCTCTTGATTCTAGCTTTTGCCTGCATGAAGTATGTTGATATGTCCTCTTCGAAAATGTACTTATACCACGTACCACTCATCTTCTCTTTTTTATACTTCATTGGTCTGTCGAAGTAGATGTTTATTGCATTCTTCTCAGCCGTGCTATCAACTATAGTATACTCGTCAAGCAGGTAGGCCTTCCTAGATATTGGGAAAACCAGGCACGTGTATATTTTCTGTAAGGTCATCAGTTTTGTTATGACGATTTTGTCATCATAGTATTCGACCTGATATTTACCTGGTGACACGGGCACGTATGGGATACCTTTCTTCCCTTGCGTGTCTGAGAAGAAAATCACAGCTGTTTTATTCACACGCAGGTCTCCCTGCACGAACCAGTACGGGTGCTTTTTCCTTATTTCTTTCGTTCGTTCGTTGTCGAAAACCATCTTGGATTTTGGTTTTAGGAATACTCTAATTGTTTTAGTTTGTCTAATCATGTTGGCCTCCTCTTAAACGCTAAATGGATTTGGTAGGTCATCTTTCGAATTTGAATCATTTTTAGAATTTGCCTGACTGCGTTTTCCGATAATACTGGTTATTTCATCGACATCTCTTGCAGTACACTTCCATTTGGTCTCATCATATGTGCAAATGAAGTTGTCCTGTTCTCCATTCTTATACTCTATTGAAAGACGGTAATCTGGCGTATCCACTGGGTCGCCACTAGCTGGTGGGATTTGTTCTACATTTATTGATCTTATGCCTTCAGGTGAGTGTCTAAATGGAATGAACTCATCCATACCGTTTACCATCATCTTTGCCAGCAATAGTTTCAGATTGATATCGTCGAGTCTATTTATAATGAGCGGAATATTTCTCTCAGAGACGATTGCGAGATCCAGACCAAATAGTCTGTTGATTAAATCCAGAAATTGATCTGTGGTGAACGCTGGTGTTTTTTGCGTTTGTCCAGGCATATTGGGATTTTGTAATGAGAATTAAAAAAAGAAAGAAAGAAGACAAGCAAAACGAGCGTGCAGTACAGCTGTTTTCATCGTGCTCGCCATGAAAATATTTAAGTTCATTGCTCAATTAAACCAGGAGGTGGTTTTGGTTGTCCACAACGTTTGACAAAGACCAAGAGAATGAGCAACAGCAACAGGATGCTCAAGCTATATGGAAGAAGATCCTATCACCAGGTGCGAGAATAACGAAAGATGACGTTGACTTCGCGATAGATAATCTCGAGTCTGCCCCAGATGTTCCATACGAGTTCATGTATGCCACGTTTTCTCCAAATGCAAAGATATACCAACCTACAGCTATTGCAGTGTCAGGAGTTGGAGGTATTATCGGAGCATTGTTAGCATTGAAACGCGCATTGCAGTATGGCGGCCCAAAATATTACGTTACGACAGAAGAAGTCATCAAAGCTACTGACCAGAAGTCCCCCTTGTATCTTGCCAATTACGCGTTGAATAGGCTATTGAAAGCCTACCCTGCCCAAGTCGTTGTTATAAAGCCAGATGACTTCGATAAGATTAAGACACTCCTTAGCTCAGGTGGGGTGTACATAAGTGGCCTGCCCTACGAGACTCTGATACCTATTTCTCAACTTAGCGGATTTGGGAGGATTTGGCATTACAGCCCAATTCAGAAGAAATTCTTCGTATTCTAGTGGTGATAAGGATGTCGACGACATTCCGTGGCAAAAAAGAAGAAGAGGAAGAAGAGGAGGAAGAGAAAGAGGAAAAAGAGGAGGAGCTCTTCAATCCATTCAAGGAAGAATTCTTAGAAGAAGGAAAAACTGTCTCCGAAGAAATCAACAACCCATTTGAAGAGGAGGAAGAAGAAGAAATCCCAAACCCATTCGAAGTAGAGACAAACTACTTACCAGAGATTGATAAGCTTCTGATGCTTTACCAGAAGGGATTCATCGATAAGGATATGGTGGATTTAGCGTCAAAGATCCTTGGGATAGAATTAGACCTTGGGGATTACAAACAAATTGGCAAAAGCCTAATTAAGGTGCCAATAATAATCATTGCCAAACCTTCACATTTTGGAGAAATAAAACAAGAAATTCCAGAAGCTGAGATCGCAGATCCCTACTCAAAGAAATACCCAATAATCTCGCTTCTTTCGTTAGAGAAAACAATAAACACTCTGACCAATGCGAAAATGCCCTGGAAAAGGTTCTCGATATTTATTGACGCTAGCTACACTACCGACATTCCTCAATCAGCTGTGGCGTTATTGAATGGATTGATAGACATACTTAGAAAAGCAGGATATGACGTGAAGCTGTATACAAAATACGGGGAGGAACCAATAACCCTAGACGAGGAATCCGCGTCAAGATTCGTGTCAATGGAGAATCCTAATCTAGCAAAGATCTTGTGCCATGCTAAGAAAGTACAAGGCCTTGACAAGACGTGCGACGATTCCAGGTGGTGGGAGTATGATTTGTGGGGTAACAGGAAGAAGAACGTAATAGATCAGGACAAGGTGAGGCAAATTGCATTGAAGTACAACGTGTCTCCAGTATTAGTTCGTTACATTGCAAACTCCATAGGAAACCCGAGATCGCTGAGGAGGTATGCGGAGTCCTTCAACGTCCCAGAACAGTTGGTCATGGACATAGCGAAAGAACTTTCCTCCTCCTCATAGAACAGCTGTCTTTTTTGCCCTCGTTTGTTTTTAAATCACGAAAGCTTAAGCACACTACGATGCAGAAGAATTACGATCCTAGAATAGCACAACTGAGGGGTTTCGCATCTCTCTCAGTCGCTTTTTACCATTTGTGGACTTTGCAAATTCTTCCTCTGTCCATTTTCAGGCCAGGATGGTTAGGTGTTCCACTCTTCCTCGAACTTTCAATTTTTCTTTTGCTTCAAAGGCTCGACGTTAACAGCGACATGAAAAAGTACTTCGCCAAGAGAATTAAGCGAATATACCCGCTTTATTACCTATCAGCAACAGCTGTGTTTTTAGTCGAGTTATACTATTTCCACGATCACGTTACGATTTATGAACTTTTTCTGCACTACGTCTTCTTATCTTCAGTGCTTGCCCCTTTCTCCTTCAGTTACGTCTTCTGGACTCTTCAGCTGGAGGAATGGATGTACCTATTCATTCCGCTCATTCATAGGCTCAGTGATATGCGCAAGTTCCTTCTAGCCGTTGGGCTAATCCTGTCATCATTCATTTACGGAACTTTTATTGTGACGTTGCCGTACAACGAGTTTCATCTTCTTTATTTCATGCCACCGTTTTGGCTTAGTGCGTATGGGTGGGGTATAATTGCATATATATTATATAAGAATAACACTAAACTCTGGAGCACGCGCAGTGCTATATCATTTCTATTTCTCATCTATGTCATGTATCTTCTTGCACCGACTGACAATGAGTTCCTGTATGAGCTAACGACTAGAGTTGTAGTCTACAATATGGTGTTGGTCGTTTTCATGTTAATCATATTGAACCCACCTAAAGTGCTTTCCAAGGTCAGTGTGTTTTTGGGTGAGATCAGTTATGGAATTTATGTTTGGCACCTTTTGATGGAGGAATTGCTCGGCGTTGTTGGTATACTACTCGGTGTTGCTGTGGCCTTTGCCACTGAATTTCCATTAAGGAGAAAGGAAATTCTTTTAAGATTAAGACAGCTTGGCTGACCTCGTCGGCGCGGTTTTCATTTTTGTTCTTCTTTGTCGTATACTGTGTTGAGCGCGAATGCCCTCAAAAACTACTTCAAGCACGAATGTTAGGGAGGAGTTAATTAAAAGGTCGTTAGACGAAACTGTAGCGCAGTATATGACGTTATGTTTCGACCCTAAACACCGTTTCTCTTCTCCAGTTCAAACGTTCAACACATTACTACTCATTGCCTCTCAGCACGTCATAAACGTTAGTCCTGACAGTAAAAAGATGATTGAGGAAATAGTGAATAACGCCCAGAATGCACAAAACTATGATGAATTAAGAGGGTATATTGAAGAGCTCTGTGCTAAAATGTATCCATACATTTTCCGCCTTAACGTGAAGGTGAATACGATAAGCGTTAAGTTTAAATCATTACCACCTTCCACCGCAAATGAGGTTCTGTTGGGTGTTGCGAGTGAGATTATACGACAGCTGTATAGTACAGCTGTTTTTGATGAGAACATTGAAGTCGTGACTGAGAAATTTGTGAAGCTGAGGGACATAACCCTAAAGCTGTTGAGATCAATCCAGAACACTACGCTTTACCAATACATGAAAAGTATTGGGCTCGATGAGAATTACGTAATGAAACCTTGCGAAAGCGAATTACCTGTTCAATGCTTTCTCGAAATCCAGTCGAGGTTGCTTGAAGTGGTTGAATTCATTGCGACGCATATGAACGCAAGATTTTAGTGAAAAACACAGCTGTGTTTTTCATAGAAATGGCTGTAATACCTGGATTTAGCGAGAATTATTTATAAAGTGTTGTTAGATTCCTTTAATTAATGCAGAGTGCAGAAAGCGGTTTGTTAATACTTCCCCCCAATCTAATGCAGAGGAGAGTTCTTAAAATCAAACGGATTCTCTCTTATTCTCGTGACACTAAAGTTTCACATAAGGTAGTACTCGCATATTTCCGCAAACATTATTGGTTAATTGCAAATGGATTCTGTCCTTATTGTCACAACCACTATAGGACTTTTGGAATACTTGCTAACCATATTATGCGGAGTCATACACTGGAGGTTGCTGAAGATTATTTTAAGCTGAGAGAAAAGATTAAAGAGAGGGGAAGAAAATGATCACAGTAAATTGTATCAAGTTGAAACAAGCGTTTGAACAGGCAAAGATTCTCAAAAACGATCCATATGATTTTGCGCTGGCTATGACTCATTTTTATCTTAGCAATGAAGGACTAGAAACGCCAACGGGATATTCAGTTCCATCAAGTGAACTCAAGGAGTTAATCAAAAAGAATGAATTGCTGATTCACTATATTCTCGACGAAGGCGAAGATTTCATGGAAGCTTGCGAAAAAGTGCATGGTTCTTAAAACAAAGCTGTTTTATTTTTATTTTCTTGTTCTCTCGTTTTTTTAATGTCTGAATCTAACAACTATTCCGCATTTTTCGTCCTTCTATTCATATTCACAATTCTCTTTCTCATTGTAGTAGCATTTTTATTACTCGGCATTCTTAATGGCGCTTTCGCCACTTATGCCCACCATCCTCTCTCACCTTCTTTGTTGTCTAGCCTGGATTTTGTGCTGTATCTATTCGCGTTCGGTATTCTTGCAGTTTTGTTTCTTTTAATTGCGTTTGCAATCCAAAGGAAAGGAAGTTAGTCATGGATTTTCTTTTTTAGTCTCGCGCTTTTCTTTCTAACATGGCAAGTCAAAAAAACAGTGAAAGTCTAGTTGGCGAGCTGGTTAACCAGATTAATGAACTATACTTAACCAATCCTAACCAAGTCATAAAGTTGGCGAAAAAAGCGGGTGTTGAAAACCCAACATTCCTAGTCAAACCGCCAACGAAACCAACCAATGAACTCAGTTTCGCAAAATTAAACAACATAGCAGAGACAGTGGAAAAACTCGAAAAGTATGGTTTACCTTCACTTTTGCGCCAATATTTTATGACTGTCGTAAAGAACCCAGCAGTGATAGACAACGTGGTTGAAACTTATTATAAAATTGCGAAGATAATTCCGAAAGAAGTTGAGAACAAAGAACCTTTAGTCATAAGTGAGAAAGAAGGGTTTGTGTCGAAGTCAATCCCTCCTGTGATAAAAGTTTCATGAAATCGTTAAAAACAGCTGTCTTAAGTCCTGTCTTAAGTCTTGTGTCTTAAGTGAGAAAGAAGAGTTAGCGCCAAAGGCATCCTAGTAGTACCGACCTCCTCCCCGCCCTGAAGGGCGAGGGTTCCCCGAGGTCTTAAGGGTTACACCCCTTTGATGGGTGCTACTCTGTTATGATCCACAATGAAAGACAAGGGTTTTTTCACTTCGTTAACGACCACTCCTACTGCTTTCTTTAGAATGTTTAACGCACCGTTTAGATCGCTGTGAAGTTTATGTCCCTTAGGACAAATAACTACTCCTCTTGGGTTCCTCTTTACTTTCACGTCGTGGTAAGCACAATACTTTGTTGTATTGTACTCATCAACTTCATACACCTTCATACCATATTCTTGAGCCTTTAATTCAATGGCATGCATCAACTTACGATAAGGCCACTTGTCTGTCATGAAGTTGTCGCCTTTCTCCTGCACGATATTGAATGGGTTACCTAGGTAAATTGTTGATACTCCTAGTTCGTGGAGTGTTTTAATAAGGTGAGAGGCTAAGTTACGGTAGAGATGGAGAAGGCGTCTCTTCAGTTTCTTAAACAGTCTCCTCTCTTCCCTTAACAATTCTAGATATGCCTCATATTCACCAATGTTTCTAGTTCTGTCAGCTAACGATTGTACTTCTGCAATTCTCTTATGGAAGTAGAAGTAGTCCTCCTTTGTTCTAATACCCTTGTAGAGCAACCAAGTGCCATCACTTACCACTACACTTGCTATTACGTTAATACCTAAATCGATGGATGCTACTTTGTTTCCCTTTGGTTTGGCAATCTGGATACTCTTTCTCTCACCCTTGACGACGTGCTTACTCTTCTTTCCAGTTTCCTCAACACCTACCTCAACTGGTATGTGAGCGTACCAAGCATTTCTAGTCTCGTCAAAAATTATCTCTAGCCTACCTTGTTTACCATACCACCTAAGTCTACCGACGAATTCTATTTCCATGTTAAAGTCCTTGAGGATTAATTTGTTGTTTTCAGCATCTACCTTGTAACGATCCTGTCTAACGATTAGTATTAGCTTTCTCTTCTTCGTCTTTCTGTCCTTACAGTACCCGGGTGGAGAAACGTGTTTTATGTGTTGTGGTAATTTTCCTTCCTTCTTCAGATTTAGCAAGGAGAAGAATGACGACCACGCTTCGTTGTTCTTATTGAGAACAGCTTGTGCGTTAGTACGTAATTTTTCCTTATACTTCTCATAATATTTTTTATATGTCCCCTTAATGTCCACTTTCCCTTCGTGAAAGAACTGTTGCCTCCTTTCATAGTTAACTTCGTTGAAGAGCTTTGCAGAGAGGTCTGCTAACCTCCTCAGTTTTCTTTCTTGAAAACCATTTGGAAGAAGGCGAACTATATTGGTTCTTCGATTTGAGTATTTAACTTTGTAGACACCCTCCTCCGGTATTGCGGGAGTAGAAGTCGGCTCCCGCTCCTCATCCCCTAAGAGTTGACCAGAGGAGGGTGGCATAACTGCTCATTACTACTCGTTATTGCTGAAGTTTAAAAATCTATAAGGGACTATCCATTCCCTTTCCGCCCACTTTAACCCTCAGTTTTATAAAAGTTTGAAGAAGTTAGTTTCGTTAAAAACAGCTGTGTTCTTAAGTTTTGTGCTTTAGGTGGAAGTGGCCTAACAACCTGGCGCTGTCTACTGGGCTAATCAGTTGTGTCGGCAGTTTCTCATTCAGAAAACCTTGCGTGTCAAGCAGAACGAAGTGAATTGCGTTTATGTATATGAGGCCATACTCCATGACTGTCTTGTTTAGTTCATGTATCTTTTTTAAATCATTGTTTGTGAGATTTTCTTGCAATTCTAAATATTTTTGCGTCATAAATGTGTTAATATCAGTATACGCAACGTCGAGGAGCTCCATCACCAGAGATTTAAATGATTCTTTTAGGGTGAACGGAGTGGCTGACATTTTCGCATGGCCTTGCTCAATAGATCTAATCATCCCCTTCGCTATCCTCAGCATTTTATTTGTTATATCGATAGTTGAAACGCTTTCGTTAATGCTGACGTCTATCTCATTGTACATTTTGTAAGCCATATTAGCCATGTATGGGTCTATTCTTGCGATGTTAGCTACTATCGGTCTATTCTGCTGTTGGACTTGTTGAAGAGCCTGGAGTATGCTGTTATTATTTTGTTGGTTATTATTTTGTGGTTGCCTTGCGGACACAAGCAAAAACTAGAAAGAGCGTTTAAAAACCAAAATTATTCTAAGTACACATAGCCTTCATTTTCCAATTCCTTCCATAGCTTATCGTTCTCATTGTAATTCTTTGAGAGCATTGCTAATGAGTTAAGATTGAGTTTTTTGATATGCTTCAGGAATCCGTATTTGCCCTCAGTGTCGAGTGCGTTTACTAACAGCTGTACTTCAGGGGCTATTTGGCTGAATATTTCTGCGATGATGTATCTTGGGATTGGCTTTTCGGATCCGTCGTATGGAGAGCCCTCTAAATATCTCCTAATTGTTTTAATTATCTTCTTCACTGCTTCTGCTAGTTCCGGGTTCACTCCTTTCAACCACGCTTCTTCTCCAGCTAATCTTAAGTCGATCTCGGGATAGCCTATTACTCCTTCGTAGAACTCCATTAAATCATCTAACACGTGTGTTTCGTATTTTTGGGGGTGGAGCATGTTTTTCACACGAGAAGAGAATGCGTGAAAATCTTAAAAACAAAACTGGGGGTTAAGGGGCGGAAAGCCTCGTAGGCGGGTATGGATAACCCCTTTATAGATTTAAAAACTTCTTTTCCTATTGATACCCAATGGCTAGGAGGGAGAAAAACCCAATCAGAGCAACGGTTTCGATGAAGATTGGCTTATCTGACTCCCTCCTAGCCTTCGTGAACAACTACGTTAGAGCACTCCGTTTCTCCATATTTTGGATGAAAGAGAATGTGAAAAATCCAAACGAGAAGGGCACGCTTTCTAAAGTGCACGAGGGATTATATGGAAAGCTAAAGGAGGATTATAATCTACCACCCAAAGTTTCTGCGGACTGTTATCGTGATGCCCTGGCAATATATAAGAGTTGGTATAACAATCCCAAGAGGGGTAGATTCCCCCGCGTCTATAAGCCCACTGTATGGTTAACGCCCAAGCGAAGTTATACTGTAGACTTAGATAGAATGGTAGTTAAGATTACCAGTGTTGGTGAACTGCCAATTTTAGGCTATCCTAGGAACTTAAAAGAGTATGCAAACTGGGATATGAAGGAGGCTAGGCTAACAATCAGAGATGGCAAAGCTTTCCTCAAGGTGGTTTTTGAGAAACCGAAAGTTAAGATACAACCCAAAGGTAGTGTTGCCGTTGATATTAACATGAGTGAAATTGTAGTAGGGAAGGACGACAGTCACTACGTTAGGATTCCCACTCGCCTTCACGAGTCTCACCACTTCAAGACATTAGCTGAGAATTTGCAAAAGAAGTATCCTAGAAGGTGGAAGGAGAACAAGAGAATTCTACACAGAATACGCTCTTTTCATCACAAGGCCAAACTAATTATGGAGGACTTCGCTAGGAAAGTTGGCAAGTGGGTTGTTGAGATTGCTTGGGATTTGGGTGCCAACGTAATCAAATTGGAGAATCTTAAGAACCTCATCAGGAACGTCAACAAACTGTCAGCCGAGTTTCGCGATAAACTCTACTTGATGCAATATCATCGTATTCAGTACTGGATAGAATGGCAAGCCAGAAAACACGGAATGAATGTGGAGTATGTTAATCCTAGTTACTCTTCCGTCTCTTGTCCAAAGTGTGGCCGCAAAATGGTTGAGATTGCTCATAGGTACTTCCACTGTCCCTCGTGTGGTTATGAGAACGATCGTGACGTTATTGCTATCATGAATTTAAATGGGAGGGGGTCTCTGACCCTCTCGACTGCCCCTCAGATGAGAGATGTAATCCCGAATCGATGAGGGGAACTATGAACCCCTTGGGAGAGAACCCTCACCCTTCCAAGGCGGGGAGGAAGTCAGTGGCCCTCAATGTTTTTCATACCACCATTTTCCTCTTAGATGATACTTGTTTAATAACTCTGTAAACATCTTACCTAATTCCTCGTCAAGCTCTTTATCAATTTTCACCTTTTCCCATAATAACGATTCTATATACTCCATGTTCATTCCCCTCTCATGGAGCATTTCACCAAAAACTTGATCTACACCTATGTCTGCCAATTCCTTCATTATCATCTCTAAGTCTTCTTTAACGTCTTCTCTTACCTTGTTTGGTGGGAATATTGGTGCTACAATTACGCCTACTTTTAGACCTACTTCTTTCGCTTTCCTCAAAACCTCTAGTCTGGCCTTAGGTGGTGGTGCCCTAGGTTCGATAATCGAAGCGAACTTCTCTTCCAGTGTCGCGATCGATACTTGTAGGATTACTTGATCCTTATACTCTGATAGTAAATCGAGGTCTTTCGTAACGAGCACTGACCTTGTCTGTATTAAGAACTTCACACCTGCTGGCAAGGCTTTCTCAAGGATCTTCCTAGAGGTTGGGTAAAGTTGAGGAAGATAAGGGTCGTGAGTTGAGGACATCATTACTAATTTCCCTTTCCACCTCTTCCATGGAGTTTTCTTTATTGCCTCGTCTATATTCCTAGGCTTTAGGAAGTACATGCCCCACGGTCTTTGGACAACATCACCCACTCTTGCAAAGGTAAACCGCTTGTGAATGTTATCAACGTAACAGAATGGGCAAGCGTGAATACATCCAATAGCAAAATTCAATGCCCAACCATCACTTAACTCTTTCCCTACTCCACCATTCTCAACGTAAGTTAGTTTTGAAGGCTTTATTAATGGAGGTCGTATATTATACTCCCCAAAGGAAACTTTCCTAACGTCTTTATTAAACGTAAAAGTATCTAAAGTAAAATGAGCCATAATTTTAAAGCATTTCAGAGTTTTAAAAGCCTTACCTCGCCTCTAGAAGGTATGATGGGTTTATAAAGTTTTTGTGAAAACCTCCCGCCTGTGGGGTTTTCGCCTCTAACTCCCAGTTGTGTTCTGAATATTTTGCAATCTTATCATGAAATCTGATATAGGTATGTATTTCTTCTCTGTTTCGGTATAACCTAGTGACGCCATTAGGTTTTCTACTATCATTATCATTATTGAATCAGCGACAGACTTTATCTCGTTCTGTTTCCCGAATGCGACCAATTCTGTCTCGAATTTGTCTCTGTTCTCTTTCACATTTTGTGAAATAAATGAATATATCTTCGTCAGGGTGGTGATTATGCTGTCTTCCGCTTCAACGTCTGGGATTTTATTGAAATAGTACATACAAGTCGTCTTCGCTATACTAAGCAACGTCGCCTTTATGACGTTATATTTGAAGAGGCCTGTGACCCTAAGTTTTTGACTCCATATACTGTCTAATGTCAACCCCAGCCTCTCAAGAAAGGTGTTTATTTCTATCTCACCGTTTCTGAGCTTCTCTTGGAGTTCTTTTACAGTATCATACAGTGTCATGTGGTTAGGTTGCTGTTGAAGTTAAAAAGCCAAAAATAGAATTATAAATCCCCACCAACAAGACTTCGCCTCCAGAGGGCTGAATTTTGAAAAGTTTTCAGTGAGGGGTATAGGCTCTTTTTGAACAGTTTTAAACAACTTAGGTGGTTTTTCTTAACAATTTATCATACAATTGTTTTTGCTTCACGGTACTTTTCTGAACACTTTTCAGAAAGAGTAACCCCCACTTCTAAAAAGTTTTCAAAACTATCGTCCTACTAACTAATTATTTCGAACCAGTCAGTGTCTGGCGCTAGAGGAATTGGCTTTTTGTTATGCAGGCTTTTTGCTATTCTAATAATCATCGTATTCTGTTGTTGTTTGAGTATGGCGGTAATTCCTTTCTTTATTACTATTGTTTTCTTTACTCCTCTCAAATTCCTTCTTTTCTCTACAATGAGAGTATCAAAAGGATTGAACATTGAGGCCCTCGTTATTGTTGAGTTCTTTGCAGTAATTATTTTCCCTTTTACGTTTATCAGCGCGTTAGATAGATCCATCTCACGCCTCAATTTCATATATTCGTCGTGCTCCTCTATCAGCTCATAAATCCCGACGAATTGCTTTGGCACGCTGGAGCCCTTATTTTTCCTTATTATTAATATATTATTGGTATAATTGACGACTTCGTAACCGTATATCCTTCCCACAAAATACAACATGGGAAAAGTTAAACTTGAAAAAGTTAAAAATCAAATTGCACAAAATGGAGTTGGCGGGGAGGAAGTCAGACCCTTATTAATCGAGCGCCATGTTCTCCTTCTTGTTTTTCACCTTCAGAGTTCGCTGTGCTTTCAGTCGTTTCATTGTTTTCAGACTCAGTCGTTTCGCTTTCAGACTCAGCAATGCTTTCAGCCTCAGCAAAATACTTTTCTGCATTATATGCATATTCTGCGGCAGTGTTGTATGCATTGCTTAGCTGTTCATAATATTTCGCCAACTCAGCGTTAGTTGGTGGGTTCGGTGGGCGAGCACCAGCAATGTGTTTCCTTTCAGGGGCAATGGTATTCTGTGCCTTTTCCAACTCATCGAAACCCAATATAAGATCAGTGGCTTGTTCGATAGCAGGCTTCGCCGGATTTGGGTTCACATTAGCTCTTTCGAATTCACGAGAAGCCTGCTCGAAATAATGTTTCGCACTGCGTGCTATAATGACACCCTGGCTGGGAGAAGAGACGTTGCTTAGCTTTTGCAATTGATTATATCCTTCGTTCATGTAACCATACGCAACAGCTAGAAGGTTGAATTCTGTTATGGTATTCTGTATGTTTTGTATGTTTTCTTCTACCTGATTAACAGAATCTTGATTTATTGCACCTTGTTTAGCTAATTCTTGGAGAATCTTGTACGCTTCTTGCATAGGTGGTAGTGCCTGTTTCTCCAGTGTGTCTGCCGCATTTTTGTACAATTGAGATACTTCTCCAAGAGACAAGTTGTTAGCGTTGTTCATCATGTTGTTAACTTGAGTGATGACTGCATTTGCCTGATCTAAATATTCGTAAGCAGTAGATAACATATCGAATTCTGTTATGGTATTCTGTATGTTTTGTATGTTTTCTTCTACCTGATTAACAGAATCTTGATTTATTGCACCTTGTTTAGCTAATTCTTGGAGAATCTTGTACGCTTCTTGCATAGGTGGTAGTGCCTGTTTCTCCAGTGTGTCTGCCGCATTTTTGTACAATTGAGATACTTCTCCAAGAGACAAGTTGTTAGCGTTGTTCATCATGTTGTTAACTTGAGTGATGACTGCATTTGCCTGATCGATTAGATTGTTTGCTTCTGCAAGTAGTGAATATTGATTTGCACTTTCGCTTGTCGCAGTAGACAGCTGTGATCCAATCTGTTGGTACGTTTGTGTCACGAAGTTTTGTGGCGCTGTTTCTTGTGAGATCTGTTTTAGAACAGCTGACATGAAGGCGAATTGATCAGAATTTTTGGGTGGTTTCTTGTTGATCTTACTTAGTGCGTCAACCAGATGATTATTATCCTTCAGATGCAAAGCGTACGCTTCCGCTATTGGTTTAAAAGCAGGATATATAGATGATGCTTTGCTCGTAAGCTCGTAATTTTTTGAAAGTGCGTTACCAACATTACTGAAATATGAAAGGAGATCTTGCATACCTTTTATCTGAGATGGAGGACTTGGGAGCGGTTCTGTTTTCGTCAATATTGCTAACGCATTAGTGTAATTTTTGACGGACTGTGGTGCGTTTGGCCCAAGCAATTCTGTAGCCTTTTCCGCATCTTCGTAAGCTTTAGTGTAATCTCCTTCATCTAACGCTTTTACTGAGCTATGCAGATACTGGTTTGCCTCGTTATCTATCTGAATTTGTTTCACCATCTCCTCCGCAATATTCAGTATGTCTTCTGTGATTGGCGCAATTGGTAAGCTTTTAGATTCATTGACTATATTCTCTATATTTTTGAGTGCATCTTCCGCGTTGCTAACAGAGTGAGTTGTCAATATCTGGTTAACGTTGGTCAATAGCTCCTCCAACATTTCTGCGGAAGTTGACAATGTATCAGCAACTGGCCTAAACATTGGCTCATATTTCGAAGCTTCTGAATACGCTTGTGACGCATTCTTATAGTAATCAACGAGTTGGGAAAGAAAGGAAGTGATAGTTCCTTCTGGCGTTGGTGGCGGAGGAACCGAAGCCACTATCTGCAGAGCTTTAACTAGGTTGTTAGTTTGCGTATTGTTTAAGATGTCATTTAACTGCTTAGCGTATTGTAAGGCCAGATTGTAATCTGCTTGAGATAAAGCATCGTTCAACTTATTTAATAGTTCCTTCACTTTCTCTTCTTCTTTCAGATACTCGACAATATTTTCAGCATCTTGAGGGCTGAAGACATTTGGATATCTTTGCGATATGGCGACCAATTGATTTGCGTAATTTATTCTATCCTTTAGTGGGGTGTTAGTGTCTTTGAGTAAATCCAAGTACTTCTTGACTAGGATATACGCTTTTACTTGTCTGGTGTTATCAGAAGGCGGTAACTGATCAATGATGTTCAACGCTTCATCGTAGTCCCCCTGGTTGGCGAGCTGGATAGCTTTGTTAACAAGTGCAATTTCCTTCGCCTTTGACCTGGAAACGTCTGGTGGCACATAATTGCTGGACATCGTGAAAAAATCTCGTAAAAACTTTTAAACAAGTGAGAGAGGCTGGCATATCCGTTTGTCCCTAGGAGCTAGGGGTAGAGAGCAACTGCAAATGACCGGCAAACATCTTTTTAAGAGTTTGCACGGGTGGTTCGCACATGGAGTTCTTTAGATTCATCAATGCCCTTCTTGGTTTCCCAGAAGAAGAGAGAAAAAAGAAACAATCAAGTGGTGGCACTCACAACGAACACAAACCAGAACAACAAACAAATGCGCAACACCCGTCGCCCCAACCGATTCATCATACTCCACCAAGTCATAGTAGTGAAACTAATAATGAGCACAAACCAACTCCTACACCAATCCGACCAGCACCTCCCCCACCACCTCCAATAATAAGACATCTGAAAACTCATGGCAGTGGTAGCACTACTACTCACAATGAGCACGAATCAACACCACCAAGTCATTACATCAGACCAATGCCAATAGAACACGAGCCAACTCCGTCACCCCAACCAGTCACCCACAACAGTAGCACTAATAACGAACACGAATCAACACCTCTACCAACGCCAACTCCACCTAACAGTGGTAACGAGCATAAATCAACGTCTGCACCAACTCCACCAGGACTTCACAGAACACCTCTACCAACTCCTCCAATCCATCACGGAATCCCAACACAAATCCCGCCAAAACGCGAACCAGAACACCATACTCATGGCAGTACTAATAATGAACACGAATCAAAGCGGTCACCTATACCAACTCCTCCAGGACTTCACAGAATCCCAACTCCTACACCACCAACTCACCAAACCTCACCAAGTCATAGTAGTGGTGGCACTCACAATGAACACGAATCCCACCCGCCAACGCTTCACATTCCGCCAAGTCATCACATCAGACCAATGCCAATTCCACCTAACCCTCCAATAGTACGCGAACCAACTCCTACACCTCAACCAACTCCTATACCAACTCCACCAAGGCTTCACAGAATCCCAACTCCAACTCCCCCAAGGACACCTCAACCAACGCCTCCCCCAACTCATGGTAGTAGTAGCACTAACAGTAGCGGTAGCACCAATAATGAGCACAAACCAACTCCTAAACCTATACCAATCCCACCAACACCTCCGCCTCCACCACCACACCACGGAATTCCGACACAAATTCCGCCAAAACACGAATCAGAACACCATGATCATGGTAGTAGTAGCACGAATAGTAGTAGTAGCACAAGCAACAGTAGTAGCGGTGGCACTAACAATGAGCACGAGTCAACTCCGTCACCTCAACCAATGCCAATAGAACACAAACCAGAGCAACAAACAAATGCGCAAAATCGGATTACCCCCATCATTAATCTTTCGCAAACGAAACAAAAGACTACGGAAAAACAAACTTCTTGCACAATTCAGAATTTGGAATACGCAATTCAAATTGGTAATCTAACCCAAGCGAAGAAAATATTGAATAATTTGAGTAGTAATGGGCAAATTTCTCAGACCAAAGTAAACATGGCAAACACGGTAATAGAGGGATTAACGAAGTTGAAAATGCAAAACCAACCTATCTCGAATGTATTAAGCAATCTGACGAATTCGTTCCAGCAAATGTACCAGAACTACATAAGGACAGGCAAGATGCCAGATAATTTGATTGAATTAGCGAATGTAATTAATGCGATAACCAGTTTGCTCCCACAATATTCAGCATCAGTACCACCAAATGTAAAAGCCGAAATTAGCAGACTAACGGTTTTACAACAAGGTGGTAGCACAGGCACAGTACCAGCAGTGTTCTTCCAAGCGACAGAAGAACAAAGACCAGTATCAAACCTAATTGTGCAATGAACTGATTTCCTCCCCGCCCTAAAGTGGCTTTAAAAGCGCACCAGTGGCCTCTCCCACTTCTTTTTTCTTTAAAAGATTTTATGAGATTTTTTCATAATGTCCAGTAATTACGCATTGCCAGACGTTTTCAGAGCGATGGCGGTACTGACTGGGGCATTGGCCAAAGCATATAGTGTGCTACCTAACGATTCTAGTAAGACCAGCAATGCGTCAGACGTGGCTGAAGCGTCATTAGACGTGGCTAGAGCGTTCGAAGAAGCTTCGCAGATACTAAAAACAGCTGTCTCTAGTCCTGTCGTTGCAAGGGCGTTATCGGAAACACAGAACAATGGAACGCTCCACGATCAATTAAATAGTTCTGTTCAAAATATTGCGAAAGCTTCGACAGAATTTTCTGCCATGGGTGACATATTCAAGTATCAAGCAAAAGCACAGGTGTCTTTAGCACAAATCAAAGCCTGTAGCAACGCTCAGTGCTCCCCAGAGACGGTCGAGAGTAATTTCCAAGAAGCTATTCGTGACTATGAGGCCGCATCGTCTATTGCGCTACAATATGGTTTCCAATCCTTGGCGGAACAACTTTCCGATGCAGTCAACCAGTTAAAAACCGCATTAAGTAATTATGAGAAAACAGTTGCCACACTGCAACAAATTAAACAAGCACAAGCCTCAGGGAACTATTGGCAAGTTCTTAATCTTGCTCTAAGCCTAGCTTCCAACCAGCAAAACACGCAATCTTCCAAAAACATTGCGCAAGCCGCGAACAATCTAAAATCTGCATTGAATGCCCCCCTCAATTCGAATAATATGTCTCAGTATTATAGTAACGTTGTATCAGCTATCCAATCTTTCCCAAGATGCACGCAAGTCTCCACATTAGTCACTACTACGAGTGCGGTTATTGCAATACAGAGGCTCCTTCAATTAGGCTCTTCTGAACTTCAGAAGGCCCAACAGGCTACTCAAGCTTTATTGCAAAGTGCAGAACAGATGTGGTCTTCCGCTTATAATCACGCAGAAAAGGCATACGAAGCATTTTCTCTTGCTGAGCAATTAGCCTCTCAATTCGTCTCGCAAGAACTAGCGAATGAAATCGAGAAAGGTCTGGAAAAAGTAAAACAATTTGTGGCGGAAGCCCAGGCGAATATGAATGCGAATAAAAACATACTTGCGGACGCTTTCAATACGGTCGTTGATAACATTAGCAACGCGGTAAACGATCTCATGAATTGGGTTAACGATCTTATTGAGACACACATACCAGGCATTGTTGGGCAAATCTTAGCGGGCGTAGTTGATGGTTTAATCTTCGTTGTGATTAGTCTCATACCCGGTGTTGGTCAGATAATCGACGGCATAATAGCCTTCAGTTTCATTTCGAATTTGGTCGAACAAGGAATCATAGCGGTAAAAACTGGGTATGGAGCTCAATTTCTACAACAGCTTGAAGAGAGCTTCCTACAGCCACAAAACATCGCAATGATCGCTACCAGCGTCATAGGCGGGATTGGGCTAGAGAGGGTGTTAGCGGATCGTCTCCCAGATATTAGGATTGGCGCCATTGATGCGGCAAAGGAGAAGATTGGGGATCTTATGTCTGATTTTAAGGAGAAGATTTCTATAGGCCTGCATGGCATATCAGATGACGCCAGCAAGGTATTGGACGACATAAAGACAAAGATTAAGGGAAATGCAGTTTCCTTACGTGACGTAGGAAGCACTATTGTAGAGAAAAAAATCGAAGTAAAAGCCCCAGACATTACAAAGATCGATGTGAAACCAGAGGAAATTACAGCTAAAAACGTCAACGTAAAGTTGGTCAAGCCGTTGTCAACAGACCTGGCAAAACAGCTGTCTGAAAAGTTCAAAAGCGTGAAGAATCTGAAAGATCTCAAAGCCATAGTTAAGGTTGATAAAGAGTTCAGGATACCTTACGATTTACAAGGCAAAAGCATGGGAGATAAGACGGTGTTAACGGCAGATTACATGGAGGGTGAGGTACTCGGGCTGATAAAGAATTATGAGGCAGACGTAAAAATCAGCCCCACTTCTTTTGAGAAAACTATCAAAGGAGCTGAACTGAAGCCACCAGAGTTGCACGCTAAACTTAGCAGTTTCGATTATACAGGCAAGGGAATCCTGGACGTTGAGCAGGATATAATTGACGCGATTAAAACAAGCAAGGATATTAGTTTGACATCCGATGGGAAGGGCGTAGCTATAACAACAGATAAAGCAACCACCATTGTACCAGTGAAGAAATATTTCGATGCTATTATGACGGGGTACGCAAAAGGAGACTTCTCAGATGTAAAGGTAGCAGAATTGTTGAGTAAGGTGAATAGTTCTGACCTAGCCAGGTTGATGACTGATGATATAATCAAGAAGCTTAAGGACTATAAAGGATCGGGCGAACTGAAGATAGGCGACTTGGTAATAGCTAAAGAAATCAAGGGCGATAAAACACTTTATTCGGTCGCAAAAATAGGCCCTGATGGAAAACCACAGTCGATAAACGTGGTATCGGATATAGACGACCCGATGTTTAGAGCAACTGTTTACAACAACTTACTAGATATGGTCAAGAACAAGACAGAATTCGATTATTTGGTTACTAACCTCAACAAAATGAAGTCGTTAAGCCCAGATCTACAAACAACGTTAGACAGATTAACAGTAAAGCCCGGTGAGCGTTCTATATCTATAGAAGGATCAGGCGGTAAATATCTTAACGTCACAGAAAAGAGTTTGCCAGGTGGGAGCGAGATCCGTGCGGAGACAAACCTAGAGGGCGTGAAGGCAGTAGATGCTCTGGAAAAGGAGCTGGACGGGGAGAGGCAGGCTACATTGGAACAACTGCTGGAAAGTTACAAGAATGGTGGGTTCAGAGACGTCAAAGCTCTAGCTGATGCATTGGGTAAGATAGATAAGCTACCCGATACCCTCAAGGAAGCTCTGGCAAAGTACTTTGATAGAAAGATGGAAAATTCTAGCCTCGAAGAAGAAGTGGACTTGATCAAGGGATTGCCAAAAATGTACGAAGACCTTAAGACAAAAGTGATAGATCCCGTTGATACGTTCTTAAACAAACTAAAGGCTAAAGGGGCTCCAGAGAGCGAGATAGACGCATTAAGACAGCTGTTCTATAAGCGGGTGCTAAACGAAATAAACGCTGGCAGAAGCCTAGATACAATAGATCTTGCAAGTGCGTTTGTTAAGGCAAATGAAGTTCTCGATAAAGTAGATGATGTAGTCAAGGATCTGAAGGATAGGGGATTGCCGGATAATCTAGTTAATGATATAAAAGCATCAATGTTCAAACAAATTGAAAAAGACGTTCTATCAGGGAAGCCACTTGATATCAACCGTATTGAGTTCGATGTGTTAAGACAGAAAGAAGATGCAATCTTCAACTTCGTGTTGGATAAGTTTGGATTCGATAAGAACTTATTGAAGAACTTGACGCCAGATCAACTGGACCGATTCAAGACTAATGTTGTAGACCAGTTCCTATTGAAACACATAACCGACAAGAATGACCTGATGGATGAGTACAATAATATTGTAAAAGGGCCGAGCAAAGTACAAAACACAACACAACCAAGTGCAACTCAAAATACGACAACACAGCCTACAGCCCAAAACACGTCGCTACCGGGTGCAACTCAAAATACGACACTACCAACACCGAGCAAAGTACAAAACACAACACAACCAAGCACAACCCCAAATACGACACTATCAACTCCTAGCACAACCCCAAATACGACAACACAGCCCACAGTCCAAAATACGTCGCTACCAGGCGCAGTACAAAACATTACGCCAAAAGATCTGCAATCAATTGTTAAGGATCCCAAAGTCCTAGATGAAATAAATGCTACAGTCGAGAAGCTGAAGGATCTGGGTTTACCAGATAAGCTGGTCGATGACATAAAAGCATCGATATTCAAAAAAATTGAAAACGACGCTCTATCAGGGAAGCCAATTGATATTAACAACATTTGGACCAACATATTAATGCAGAAAGAAGATGCAATCTTCAACTTCGTGTTGGATAAGTTTGGATTCGATAAGAACTTATTGAAGAACCTAACGCCAGAACAGCTGGCCAAATTCAAGACTGATGTTGTAACAGATTTCATGACGAACCGCATAGTCGATAAGACTGACTTGATGCAGACATACATGGATGTCAAAGCTACAGTAAAAGGGCCTGGCACAACCCAAAATACGACAACTCCGAGCGTAGCTCAAAACATTACGCTAAAAGATCTGCAATCAATTGTTAAGGATCCCAAAGTTCTCGAACAGGTAGATGCTACAATCAAGAGACTGAAGGATCTGGGATTGCCAGACAAACTGGTCGATGACATAAAAGCATCAATGCTAGAGCAAATTAAAAAAGACGCTCTATCAGGAAAGCCAATTGATATTAACAACATTTGGACCAACATATTAATGCAGAAAGAAGATGCAATCTTCGACTTCGTGCTGGATAAGTTTGGGTTCGACAAGGACTTATTGAAGAACCTAACACCAGAACAGCTGGCCAAATTCAAGACTGATGTTGTAACAGATTTCATGACGAACCGCATAGTCGATAAGACTGACTTGATGCAGACATACATGGATGCTAAAACTTTAGTAAAAGGACCTAGCACAACCCAAAACACGACACAACCGAGCACGACCCCAAATATGACACCACCAAAAATCGAATTTAAGGATCAAAACGTAAAACCACCTGGAACTGGGGCAGGAACAGATGTCAATACGCCAGGATCTGGGTCGCAAACGGTCACATCAGGATCTGGGTTGCAATTACTCGTGAAACCAAAAGAAATAGCCGCCCAAGAGGAGAAAATTAAGCTAAAAGATCTGCAATCAATTTTGCCTGAGGAGACGCTTGAACGTTTCGAGAAATTGCCAGACAGTTTGAAAGAAAAAGTAATTGACGAAATAGAGACAAGATTGAGAGGGAAGAAAGTAGACGAAATTGAAGGAATTGTAAATGACGTCATAGACAAATACGAGAAATTGTACGATTCGGCAGTAAAGGACGGCATGCTAAACGACTTGAAAAATCTAATAGATGCATACAGCAAGAAGGACAACAATGCGACGGAAGTGTTGACTGATGTAGGTAAGAGTCTTGAGGTACTAAAGGATCTCAATAAATCTGTCGGTACTTCTGTAGTAGAAGAAGCTAAGTATAATTCTACACTTCAAACATACCTAGCCGGACTTGGGATTAAAGACCTAAATAATGTCTCCGACAAACAGCTCATCAAGATAGGTACAGATGTAACAAACACACTTTCAGAGAAATTCGGGACTCCTGTGGTTGTTCTCACACCAGAAGAAGCAAAAATTCTCGTGAAAGAATTAAACGATACATTAAACGACACTGGGCTAAACACTAAATTTAAGATAGAAGAAGTTAAGCCTTTGCCAAAAACTTTGGAAGTTATACTAGCCACACTGGGGATCAAAAATGAGACTAAACAAAGAATACTTCTAAAGGAGCTTCAGAAGAAGTTGCCTAAAATTCGCATAACTGATCTAATAGTCATAAGCAGTAAGGGAACTATAACACCGATAACCTGGGACGATATCATGCCAACATATTACACTAATGTGCAAGGACAAACATTACCCATATATACCACACAGACAACTACCACACACCACATAACTCCTCCACCTCCTCCACCACCGCCACCTCCACCGCCACCACCAAAGACACAAACAATTACCACAACCACACAAATAACTCCACCTTCTCCGCCACCAACGCCTCCACCTCCTCCACCTCCACCAAAGTCACCAAAAATGCCAGCATCACTATCGCCGTCGTCTGGAAATGCCCCTAGCGAGGCAGAAGCAGAGCAGGCAGAACAGGTATTGCTAATCTAAAGGACTAGGTTTTTTCCTCATGTTGTTAGAACATTTAGCATTCGTTATTTCTTTTTTAATCTTTACGAGATAACCTCACCACATGGCTCAAGTAGAAAACGTGTCGTTATCGCAAATCATTGCTAATCCATATTTACCACCTTTTTCAACCACATTATTCGAGATTGTTATATTCACTTTCATTATGATTACTCTCTATCTCATTTTTCGTGGATCTGGGCTAGTTAGGAGAAGGTTAGTACTCTTACTGATTGCGATTTATGTCATTGTGTTACAGCTGTTTTTTACGCCATATGAGTACACAACAGCCCGTCTACTACCTAATGGAACAGTGGATTATGTTGTGTACACATCGCAAGCGAACATTGTCATGGCGCTAGATGTTCTCGCTGGTCTCATGCTCATTTTGGCGGTCGTATATATCATTCTTGACTATCTAAGAGGGTTTGGCAAAGGCGATGAAGAAGAAGGAGTGATAGACTTGTAGGAAGTCTCGCAGGTGGGGAGGAAGTCATTAATTGTTTTTTAAGTTGCTTTTACTTTCTGTCATGTATGTTTGATGTTAAATCGATTAAAGTCCCATTACCACCAGAAGACCCAGACAAAATTTTATTCCGGATTTTCACTTCGGACTTGCTCGATGGGGAAAGCCAGGTAGATGTTATGACACACAAAACATCTAATGCGAAATATCCAATGTTAGTATATCTGAACGCTAATGAACTTGTTGCCAACGCACTGAGAGGTGGGCCAACCTCCGCTGGTTTTGCGTTAAGGCTTATAACGCCTCTTTTCGTCCCAGATTACCCCTTGGTGTTGGTACGCTCAATATTGTGCAGAGGTACAGTATGTGTTGGTGTTGATCATAAACTAAACGTGGAATTCCTGGAAACGTTCATTCAATCAGATAAGCTACTTTATCTTGTTGCGCTAAATTATCTGGGCTATTCAGAAGATGGTGCGTTGTTTTTTGAGGATGTGAAAACCTATGAGCTAGATATTAGTAATGAACAGCGGGAAGTGGCTAAACAATACCTAGAGGTAATGAAAAAAACAACGACCGATAAGATCAATAAAGCGTATGATGTTTATGCGAAGGAAAAAAGACATAGAGCAGGATATGGTTCACTCCTCGCAAAAATGGCTGAAAAACTAGGCACAAACATGGAAAGCTTGAGTTTGATTGGAGTTGAACCGTTCATGAGCTCAAAAAATGAGGGCACCAGCACGTCTTAATTGTTTTTTAAAAATCTTTTTCCATTTTCCATTATGGGCGGTATTTGTAGGAAGGTCGTTCTCTCACCGACCTCGTTATTTATTCCCACTAATGGCGATACCATAACAGCTGACGGACAAGAGGTCTTGTTCGCATATCCTAATAATTGCTTATTCGTTAAGGATCTGACAAAAGTAGTGAGGAACAAAACGATTATACAGGAGAAGAAGTATGACGAGAATCACTATATCATATATTATGATAATAAGGAATTATTCTTGCCGAAACAAATCTGGGAGCCAGTGAAATCTGCCGTTAATGCATTCATAGAGAAGGGATATCTTGATGGAGGAATTCTATTGTATGGAGCGCCAGGAATGGGGAAAAGTGAGTTGGCTAAGCTGATCAGTAAGTGGTTAGGAATCGGAATGATCCAAAAGAGAGCCGATGATATTATGTCTAAATATTTGGGTGAATCTGAACAAAATATGGCGAGACTCTTCAAGGAAGAAATCCCGCAAAATCTACCTACAATAGTGTTCATGGATGAGGTGGATTGGTTAGGAGTGAGAAGGAGATTTGGCTCAACGACAGCTGATACTGCGAGCACTACGGTAGGCCAAATACTTACGGTATTCCTCCAACTATTTCAGGACGAAGTTATTGAGAAACGTTTGCCAGTTCTCTTCATTGCCACGACAAACGCCAGGCTAGAGGACCTGGATGACGCATTCAAAAGAAGATTCCCGTTTAAGATCTACTTCACACCACCTTCGCAGGAGATGATCGAGTATTTTACTGATAAATACATTAAGAAGACTGGCAAGGATACGTTCGTCGTACACGGGAAACAGCTGTCTAAAAAGCAATTCGTTAACTTCATCGTTGGCACTGGTATATCTATTGCTGAATTTAAGACGCTATTGGAGACACAGAGTTTCGACTCAATATCCAGCTCTTCAACGTACTTAAGAAGAGTGATACCGGCTGATATTCCAGAAAAAGTTTTCGACGCAACCAGGGTGAAACTTAACGGGTATATTTCGTTTAATTGTGATGATTTTAATGGAAGGACGAAGTTCCACGTGGCGAGCTTCCCATGGATAAGTTGGGCCATTCTAGGTAGTTATATAATGTTGCAATGCAAGAAGCCGATTTTCGAGTTGTTGCCCACGGATAATCTGAGCGTTGAGGAGTTGGTGAGCGGGTTAAAACAATATGAACCGACGTTCTTTCTAATGTTCAGTTCTAGCCGTGACGATTACAGGCTTGCAATTCTCGCATCTAGATTGAAAAGAGAAAGGGGAATTGATGTTGTGTTCTTTTCTGAGGACAATAAGTTATTCCCTGAGTCAGTTATGCTAACTCCCTACTACGATATCTCAAACATTTCGTTTGTGAATGAGGAAGAGAAAAAACAGCTGATCGATACGGTGATTCATTTTTATGGTGTTGAAGCAAAGCCTGACGAACTTAACATTCTAATTTCTAGCAGAATAAAGGGAGGAAATTCAACGAGTGATTTCTTGAACAGCCTCCAGACGTACATCTTAGCTAAGAGCAAAATAACGGATACAGAAAAAGTAAAAGACGTGGTAAAGCTGTACTAGACAGACAGAAGCAAGCGAAAAACTTTTATACCCCGCCCGCTAAAATAGCATTCAGTGGGGCGCGCCGACAGCTGTACTGTAACGACACAAAGAAACTAAAACAGCCTTCTTATATGTGCCCCCACCCCACGTGGGGCTCGCTCTAACTTGTAACAACTTAAAGAAACTAAATTTGTCGTTTATTTTCCTCCTATTTCTCTTGAATTTTTAACCAATAAGTTTCCGTTTTAACTAGTTCTCAAAGCAATCGCTGTGTACAAGCCCCTTAGCTTCATATAGATTTGGTATGCAGTGTCATCAATGTGTCTTGGTAAGTTGACTTCGTGCGCGTTCTGTGCAACCTCCAGAAAGTCTAGAGGAGTTCTTAAGTTTTTCTCTATGTCGTCCCTTAATTTCAGCCTTCTTGTTATCTTCTTCCCTCGGAGTGGTTGTATTTCCTCTTCATATACTCTGGCCTTGCTAACAAGTTCGTTTTGTTTCTCTATAATTATCTTGTATTGTTTTGGTTGTCTTATGACAATTCCGCTCAATTCCTCCTCATTCGGCGTTGTTAAAATGATGTTAGAGACAGCTGTTCTTATCACTTGCAGGAGCCTCTGAATCGTTTGCATTCTCCCCGTTTGCCTCCTGTATGCCAATCCCTTGCTAAAGAATAAACCGGCATCATCAACAACAATAAGAGGGATTGTAATTGAGTTTGCCTCTGCCACCAGAATTATTTGCCTTAGTTGGAATGGATCAATCACCACGTGTTTTAATGCATCATGCCAATTTCCATAGATTGCCCTCGCTACCCATAAAGCGAATGAGGATTTTCCGGCGCCTTGTTGGCCTTCTACAATAAACTGATTGAATAAGCCACCACGAAAGGCCTCATAAACCATTTCAGAGAAATAAGCTATTCCTCTGCCAGTCCTATACTGTTGTGGGAAATTTTCAGGGTATTCTGTTTTATCGTAACGACCAAGCTTAATTTGTTCATATTTTTCCCTCATCAACGGAATATAAACGTCATATGGCGCCGATATTATATTTTCCTGGTCACTTGCGTTCTCATTAATTTCAAAAAAGTTTAGTATCCTTACCATTCCCTTCACTTCGTTGGTGGTGGTGGGAAGTGCACTATTCCAGTTCCAATTAATACCATGAATATTAGGAATACGGCGATTAACATTAGTATTAGCGTCAACCTGGTGTTAAGCCTCAAGCCTAATACTCTGGCACTTATTTCCATTAGTTTTGTGAGATTCTCGTTAATCTCCTTGATCGTGATGATGCTGTTTTCAATGGGCGACCACAATCTCTTGATCGTAACGGACGCTATAGCTTCTGGCGAAGCAAGAATGGTCAATTTTTTCGTGGGCGTGATGTAGTATGTCGATGTGACATCGCCAGTTATCTTGCTTAGTATTTCGATTAGCCTTGGGTCGTCTATGCTTATATTATCGTATTTCACGCCCGTCTCTAAGTCTTCAAACTTAGCTAGGTACTTTATAGTGTTCCCAGCGATTGCGAAGTATACTGGGTAACTTATATTCCCCACCTTTATCTGCAAAGGCTTAGTCTTAGGATCTATCACGCTGAAGTTAGTCTCGCCATTCTCATTCAAATAGATGAGAACGTTACCAACTTTTTGAAATACTGGATAGATTTTGATCCTCTGGTCAGTTGTATCAATATAGAAGACTAGAGCAATTGCCTTTTTCTTCCTTATGTGCTTGGATATAGCTGACATAACTCCTAAATATGGGTCTGGCTGTTTTTTCGACGTTCTGCTCAACAGGAAAATCAACAGCAAAGCTATGAATACAGAAACCAATATTATTGGAATAAGATTTGTTACAGGGAGAAGTGTGGTCGTCGTCGTAGTAGTAGGATGTGGTTGCACAGAATTAGTGAGCGTTGGAGGCGGAGATGTAGTGACCATGAGTTTGAAAAGTGAAAAAGAGGTAAAAAACCAAAGTTTAAAAAGAACAGCTGTTTTTAACTGAGCTTTACTGTGTCATTTCCCTCCTCCTCTTCTTCTTCCTCTTCCTCTGTTGTCTCGTCTGTTTCTTCTTGTTGCCCCGCGTATTTAGCTATCTGGTTTAACGTATACAGAGTGTCCTTTACCTTGCCTGCCAGCTTATCAATTTCTTCCTTTGTCACTGTACTATATAGATCCTTCAATAAGTTTAGTCTCAATTGTTTTTGTTCCAATTGTTTCTTCAATGATGCTATTTTGGTTTTCTTTAGATCTGGATTCTGTAGTTCTTGTTTCACCTCGTCAATATCAGTACGTATTTCCTTTATCTGCCTGTTAATTTCACGAACTACTGCATCCTTCGGAACTAACAGAACAGTTACCATAAATTCTATTTCTTCTGGGCTGATTCCGAGCTTCTGTGCTTCTTGAACCAACTTGTCCAACTCCTTGTACAATTCTTGTTCCTTACCTGGCAGTATGGCCCAGATACCGTCGTGCATGAACGGGACTGCGTATTTGTTCACTATCTCACTATACTTCTTCCTGAACTCTGCATATTTCATGTTCTCACGAGGTATTTCTGTATGCTCTTCCACGGCCTCTCCTTTGAAAGTTCTCTGTTTCTTCGCATTCTTGTACTCTGATGGAGAACGTCTCGAAAGAATTGGGAGGAAAATATATTTATCCTTAACCAAACTCGCAAAGAAATCTGCAATATCACCTTTGAAACCGAACGTTTGAATATTATTCTCTAGTGGTTGTTGTCCCTCCTCGCTCTTGTTACTCTCCTCCTCTGTCAGTATGTTCATTTTCAATGGTGTGTTTTCTTCTTGTTGCCGTTGTTGTGGCGCTTCTGCGTTATTTTCTTCTTGTTGTTGCCGTTGCTTAGCTTCTGCAGGTGGATTTTGCTGTTGGGGTGAGTTTTCTTGCTTAGCTTCTGCGGGTTGCCCTTCTGCAAGCATCTCATCGACTATAGCAAACGGATTGAACAGCTGTTCCTGACTTTCCTGTTTGGTCTCTTTCTTCTCTTCCTCTTCTTTTCCTGTTTCCTGTTTAGTCTCTTGTTTCGTCTCTTCTTTTGCTGTTTCACCTAGAAGAAGATATTTATCTGCCGTCTTAACCATTTCTTCGAAAGTTTTACCAATTACTGGTTTTACTGGAATTACTTTTGGTCCTGGAAGTTGGTACACCATCTCATTCTTGAGGAAGTCCTCTGATGTGATTTTGGACTTTATCATTTCATATAGTTGGTGGATGAACTCTGAAGCCTTTATATTAGCTTCTTTATTGAGGGGGAGCCTACAATAAGCGGTCTCTTCGCGGGCGTCATAGTAATAAAGTCCACCAGCAGATATGCACTCTTCTTTGGCTTTTGTATAGACTTCTGGCGGTGCATTCTTCAGGTCCATATAGAATCGCACTACCCCATAACCGTTAAGCGTGTTGAACTCTTTCGGGTTCTCATCTAAGAAAAGAACACTATAATGATCGCTATTTTTCGTTTCGTCGACATTAAATAGCAACCCATTTGTTACTTTGTAGCTACCATTAACGCTGGAGTACCACTTGTGGCCGTCAATTGGTTTTAAACCATAGTCTTCTGGGTGGGCATCAATATCCCCTTCAAAATACAGTTTGAGAACTGCTAACGGGAAATATCCCGGAACTAAAGCACTTTTGAATTCTAAGTCTTTTATTGGCGCCTCAAAGTCATAATCATCATCGTATAGTCCTGAACGTGTTAAAAGATCCTTTTTTGTCGCTATTCTGTCTCCTTTGAACTCAGCAGGCTTTGTATTAAATGCGACTGGGTATACTGGTAGTTCCAAATCTTTTGTATCTCCCTTTGATATCTTCTCCTCGAATTCTTTTGTTGCTGGTACGGCCAATGTTAAGTAAATATACTTAGTGAATTGCTTTTCTCCTATTGGTGTTCCCGCCGGCATTAGCAGGTCATAAACATACTCCCACGGTTGCATTGAATAGTCACAAACTCAATTGAACTACGCTGTTAAAAAGATTGCGGACAGCTGTCCTATACTAGGCGAGGCTTCCCGCGCCCTGTTCTTGTTGTTGTTTTGTTTTTTTCGCCAAATACAGAAAAGGATGTAAAACTTCTGGGGACGGTTCCAGAATTCTTCCATCCGCAGTCATCAACTTGAAATCGTTTGTGAGCTTGAACCCTAGTTTTCTAACTATGAAATCTAAATATACCTTATTAAGATATAGAAGTCTGGCTACTTGTTTCGGGTTCTTACTATATTCTATCATCGTTGCAATGCATGCGTTTACCAAATCCTGGGGCAATATCCCGGTTATTTCAAAGATTTTTCTCTCGTAAACTGAAGGCCTTTCTATATCTCGGAATAGTGGCTGGTCTAGGCCGATCTTGAAACGCCTAGTATAAAGCACTATTATATCCACTAGATGCCTGGGGACGATCATATACAATGGGGAATCGTTATATATTGCGTAAGGTCTTGGGTAGAAACGTAAGTTTTTGGCGTCAAATTGGCTGAGGGAAAGAGTGGTAACGTTTCTCCTCAAGCCGAGCCCGAAGTAGAGGAACATATAAAGGTACGTTTCGACACTCTTCTGGCTTGCGTATTTTAGTGATAGGAGTGAGAGTACTTTTTGCGCAAACTTGATGTACATCGTTATGTAGACTCGTTTCTCGTCCATACTAATTGCTCAGCTGGGTTTGTTAATAAAAGAAGAGATGAGAGGGGAGGAAAGAAGAATAAATGAAATTCTAAAAAATTTATCTTTGCTTTTAAGGCTCTTTATGTTTATGAGCCTGTTCCACCGCTGGAGAAACTGGTTCTTAGTAATACTATTATTACTGATACTATTGCTATTATTATCAAGATGGTGATTAAACCGATGGAACTGCTGAACAAACCACCTAAGGATTGCATTCCGTGGATAACACTTGTAGTTGCATTATATAGCGGGTTGTTCTGGGATACTGTAGGTGTGTATGCGCCTAAAGTTGTGAAGAGATCTGCTACGATGAAACCGCCTACTGCTAATAGTACTACTATGAATATTACACTTATTGCTAGGTTTTCCATCGTCTTGCTGTCAAACCCACCAGCTCTCACTAGAAGGTTCTTCTTGCTAAATTTTGCCCTCCTATAACCTAATAGCATAATATTTACTATGTACCTCCATAATATTAGCATCATTGATATAAATACTAGATAGTATAATGGCCTATTTGTTTCTGCCTCTGCTTTAATGGATTGGGCCTTCATTTTCCTCAGAAGGAAAGGAGAACAAGCGCTTAAAAAGATTTCAAGGAGACGGCGAAGCTTAATGAACCAAAAAACACAGCTGTCTTTTCGTCAATAGTTCATCTTCTTCAACATGTACCCCAGCATAATAGAGAATGCTAACAATGGGATCAAACTGTACATCTGGAAAACGAACGTCAATACTGTCAGGATATCGCGAATATGAAAACACCAATCCAGATTTTAGTGCCATATGCCATGCTCACGATTGCTACAGCTCCAATTATATAATACGAGATAACGGTTAGTTCAGATTCAGGATCTACTATGATGTTACCGGGGTAATTCGGGATTGGCAAGGAAACTGCCGGGGTAGTAGTGTTGACTGGTATCGTTTTCATGAATATGCTCTGCGTTTGCGTTTGCCCTACCGTGATTGTAATGCTTCTTGAAGCTTGGTCAATAGCCACCAGAAGTGGCATGTCTGAGGGCAAGTTGACTGGGAAATTATTCGTAGTGACGACCAGGTTCTGCTGAACGTTAGTATAAACTAAGGTTATGCTATAGCCTTGGAAACCGACTAAAACTAGGTTCGGTGCGGACGTGTTTTGCACAATTGTAGAGTAAACGTTTCCATTTGAGCCCACAATTTCTAGTCCAGGCTGGGATACTACTGAAAGGATTACAGAATTAATCGGTGTTGGTTGCCCAACGTTCATAGCGGCAATCCCACTCAATTCATAATATGTTCCCGTACTGAGCGTTTCCGCGACTGATTGAATGACGAGCGGTATAGTGCCATTATAATTCACATACGCAATCGTGGGCTGAATTGCATAAGAGGACTGTTGGATAAACGGGAATACTCTACTTGTAGTCACTATTTCCCCGAAAACGTAGTAGGTATTTCCGACAGCGAATTCGCCAACTGCTACGACCATTGGAAACGTTACGTTCCCTAATGCTGGGCCTTTAGTACCGGCAATATAGGAGTATGCTTCTCCGTTCTGGATCAAAACTCCATAAGTGTGCAGAAGGTCTGTAAAGCCTATCAATGCACTATATTGCTGGTTGATGCCAAATGCGTTAGTCGATATATGTATCCCAGTAACGCCAACTCCATAGAATTTCACGACAACTAAGGGTACCGGAAGACCACTATAAATGGAAGAGCCCGTAACTGTGAAAGAATAAGAAGTGCCGTTGGAATAGGTAACTGTTACTATTGAGTTTACTGGCGCAATCAGTTCGTCGTCGCTACTGTTGAACACGGAATTCAATATTACTGCATACGTTGACTTATCGAGCTGGTAATGCCCAGTTATAGGGACTTTGCAACCATTTAACAGCTGTATACTCCCATTCACTATCCATTCAGGGCACCATACAAATGACGGGTTGATTGAATACGAATCGATTCCTGTACCCACTAATTGCCCTGCGATAAACGTAGAATTGGTTGTATAAGACGTAGCCGGCAGAGTAGCACCAGGCAGAAGGACTTGTGAGTTTTTTGCTGATGAGTAGAAAATTAATCCATTCGTGGAAACTGTCGTTATGAATGGCAAAGATTGTTGCATTGAGCCCACATATTTCAGAGAGTTGTAATAATAATAATAGTGAGTAGAGTTAGCAGTAAGATATTGCGAAGTATAAGACTCGGCTATTATGTAGGGCGTATTATACTGCGCTATTGCTGGATATGGTACTTGATAGCTACCAGTGTAAGTTAACACGTGAACAATTATCAAAGAGCCAGGCGGAATTGGCGAAGTATATACTATCTGTGTAGGGGATACGCTTTGGGGTGACAGGATTTGATAGAGCCATAACGCAGAAGTGTAACGGGGGGCAGTGTAGTTTTCTGTTAATATAGAATTTTTGCCATTCAGTGTTAGGACACCGCCTGACACTACACCGTTACTTATGTTCCACATTGAGCTATTGTATATGTAAAATTGAGTGTAAAGGGAAAACACATCAGTCGAAACCAACTGAGAAGTGACAGATTGCCCGTACACAAAATAGTAAGTTTCAGTAGTCGGTTGTGGTTCGTACCAGACAACAAAGGCTGGATTTGTGCTAAAAAGATAAGAGTACAGCAATGTACCATACTGGTTTATCATGTAATAATTGTAGAAACCTGATGGAATATTCAATGGCGCAGTGTAAATGACACCGCCAGATACATTATAATTATAAATGATCTGAATTGGCACTTGGTTTTGACTGCTCACTGTAGAATTGGTTGGGTGGAGAAAAGTCAATGGCAAAATCAGGATTACGATAGAAAATATTGTCTTCAAAAGTAGGCGTTTTTTCTTCCTGTCTAGCTTCATATGTGAAAAATAACGCATGAGCTTTTAAAAAACACAGCTGTGCTTTAATGAACAAGCCTCTTCAGCACTATGTTTCCAAAATTGTTCGACCCAACTGCGTAAACTTCATCACAGATTTCTTTGAGCGTCTTGAGTCCTCTCTCACCTAGGTCGATACCATAACACAATAGCTCTACTTTGTTCTTTTTCTTTAACGAATTGATTTCCCTTGCTATATCGTCTGGAATTTCATCCTCACCGTCAGTCAGTAAAATGAGTGTCCTAGTTTTCCTGAGACTTTCCCTTAATTTCCTGTCATAATCGCTGTCAGGCTTATCTATGTTCTTGAGAGCATAAAGAACGGCACTGCCTATGTTAGTCCCGCCGAACTTCATGCTTCCCAACACGTTTGCAATATTCTTTATATTATATATAGGAGATGGTTCGTCAGAGAACGTTTCGACGAGAATGTTCCTTTTCCCCTTGTATTTCTTATACGTAACCAGTGGGATTGCGAGCGCTGTAGCAATCTTATTACCTTCCATCGAGCCAGACGAATCTATTACGAATAAGAAATCTCCTTGCTTTTTCTCCTCACTCTTGTGAATTGACAATGCTCCGTTCAAATAGTCTAACAGGAACATTTTTTGTTGTATTGGATTAGACAACTTCGCGTACTCCTTAATGAATAACCTAGATAGATCGTCGCCCATAGTTGAGCTTGGGCCTTTCCCAGAGCCATGCCTCGACTCCACTTCAGACTCGCCTTTATTTCTAACGAAATCCAGTAAGCCCTTATATTTCGTCGCTATATTGCCCAGAAGACGTCTGAGACTATATTGAGTTACCAATTCCTGCAAAATCTTGTTCTGCTCTCCCTCGCTAACGTTCAAATCTTTCAATAATTTTTGCACGTTATTTGCCGTATCGTATAAATTCTCTATCTCCTTCTCTTTTCTGTGCTCCGAAACGTTCTGATCGTCGAACGTTCTTTCGTCAATTGCATTAGAATAAAAGTCATAATTGCGTAGTTGTTGGACAGTGTCTCTCAACTGCGACAAAGTCTGCAAGATTGAGTTTATTTCTTGTGGCGATGAAAGAAGATCTTCATCACCATGCGCATAGCCACGGCCTCCTTCTTCAAGGCTTAATTCGCCTTGTTGTGATCCGAGTTGTTCACTACCAGCACTTTCACTGCTACTCCCAGTCTGCTCCCCAGCAATACTTTCGGCTCCCTCACTCTCACTGCCTTCGCCTGATTCACCAGCGTTCTGCTCTTCACTAGCTTCAGACCCTTCACTTCTCTGTCCGCTACCAGTACTACTACTCACTCCCTGTTCAGACGGCTGTCCTACTTCACCTTCCGCCGCAGTCCCCTCCGCTTCACTACCTTGTCCACCCTCTTCAGTTTCTGCACCTCCCTCACCACCTTCCTGTGTTTCTTCTGGCGATTGTCCTTCTTCACTTTCTGATTCAGCACCTCCGCCACTTTCAGTGGCCTCTCTCTTTTTACCTTTCTGTTTGCCAGTAGTTTCACTTTCTTGTCCCTGCTCTCCTTCTTCACCAAATCCTTGTTCGCTACCAGTCTCTCCCCCACTTTCTTGTCCTGCCTCTTCTTCACCTGAAGACAGCTGTGTTTCTTCTGGTGCGCTTCCTGGCTCTTCACCAGCTTCAGATTCCTGCCCGCGACTACTCCTCTTCTTCTGTTTTCCTACTCCTTCTTGTTGGTTCCCTTCTTCACCGGACTCTTCTTGTTCGGCCCCTTCTTCTCCTTCGCTACCACTCTGCTGTTGGCCCTCCTCTCCTTGCTGTCCACTCTTGCCTTTGCTCCCAGTCTGTTCCTCAGAAGCACTTTCACTTTCGGTTATCTCTCCCTCGCTCTCACCCGATTCACCACCGTTCTGCGCTTCACCACTTGATTCCTGTCCATTACCAGTCTCTTCTCCCTCTTCTTGTTCTGACTCCGCTTCACCTCTTCTTCCGCCCTCTTCAGTTTCTGCTCCTTCTCCCTCACCACCTTTTCCCTCTTCCTGTTGGTTCCCTTCTCCGCTTGAGGACAGCTGTGTTTCTTCTGATGATTGTCCTTCTTCACTTTCTGACTCTCCGCTTTCTTCAGATTGCTTCCCTTCTGATTCTGAGACCTCCTCTTCTTGTTCTTCTCTCTGCTTGCTTCTACTTCCCTTTACGCCTTCTTGTTCTTCACCGGACTCTTCTTGTTGGTTCCCTTCTTCCCCACTTTCTTGTTCGGCCCCACTAGCTTCTTCAGTTTTGCCTGGGGTCTTCTGTTGTTGCTTTTCTTCGTTTCCTCTTTTTCCTTGATTTTCAGCACTCCTACTAACACGCTGGTTTGCCACCTCACTAGTTTTTGTTTTCTGTGGTTGTTGCTTGGCACGTTGGGGTCTTCTCTGGAGTTGTTCCTCAATCCGCTGGGCTTCCTTTTGCACCGCTTTCGCTAAAACGTCCCTTATGCTTTGGTTAGGGTTGCTCATTATTTCATTAATTATTTGTCTTTTCAGGTCTTCCACAACGTTCTCAGGTAGTTTCTCCAAGAATGGGTAGAAGAGCTTGTAATAGTATTCTAAAGTAAATTTGGCGAAGTTTTGATAGTACCTGAAAAGCTTACTATATTTTCTAAGAATAGGGTCTATAAATTCGATGAACTTTCTCGCTTTATCTGAAATTTGCCTTTTGTCTTCAGCATAATACTGGTACGCCTCATCAACAACGTCTTGGTCCACGCTCATTGCTTTTCCAATTACCTTTTAAGTTAAAAACTAAAATGGAACACATAAGACAAGAAGAAGAAGAGAAAACAAATAATAAGGAAATTAAAAATGGGGTTCACTTTTTCTTTCTTCCTTCCTTCCTTTCTTTTTTATCTTTAAGAAGCCATCGCTTGCGCTAATTTCTTTGCCCCTTTGCTGAGTACCTCTTCTCTTTCAATATTCCTGACTTGGGTTGCTGGTGACGCGAGAAATGCTTTTGCTTGTTGATATTCTGGATTTGATGTGACTTGAGCTATCACCTCACCTGGAATTGGTTGACTCTGGAAACCGCTTCCTTTATTTCTATATGGTTTCATTGCATCAGATATCATTTTTACTATTGCGTGGATTGCCTCTTTTGTTCTTTCGTCTCCAGCTCTTCTTGCATTAGCTTCTTCTCCTGCTAACTTTAGTGTGACTTCTGGGTAGCCTAGTTGTCCATTTTCAAACATATCTAAGATCTTTACTGCTCCTCCTGCATAATCACCTTTTTTTGGCTCGTATTTTGCCATTGCTCTTCAAGAATGAGCAAACCGCAAGCGCTTAAAAAGATTTAAGGCGTGTTTTATAACAAAACTGGGGGTTAAGGGGAGCAGAATGCCTCACAAGGATAGGACAGCTGTTTATCAATCTTTTTAACAGCATAGTTCAGTTAAGTTTGGTGGCTCAGGAAATGGCTCAGGAAAAAAATCTACAACCGTGGGAGTATGTCTATGACTTACTAATGCCAGCGAAAATACCACCAAGAAAACGCACTAAGTATATTTACTTAGCATTGGCAGTTCCACCAACCATGGAATTCAATAAGAAGATCTCAAAGGGAGATACAGAAGATCTGGAACTACCAGTATACCCAGTCGCATTTAATACAAGGCCTGGCAATAACAAAGCGGATAGAATAGCAACCAGAAAAGATCTTTTAACACGTTTGGGAACGTATCCTACTGTAGGACTATACGCTAATGATTATGACTTTACGATGTTAATAAAAAACTTAGATTTCAAAAGTGAGTTTGTTCCAGGATATTTTCCACTGGCAGTTCTTGAACTGCATTTTGAAAGGGATATTACTGCTAACCCAGAAGACTATGGCTTGAAACCAATTGACGGCCGCGAATGGGTGTTCGACCCTGATGGTAGCTACAAAGTAACAAGTGGGTCGCTATTTAATATAGCCAAAGCGGAAATTGTTGATCCTAATTCTGTTACCATTAACTTAGATAAGAACTCGAAAGAGTTCAATGCGCTTAACGGTTATGGGGTAGTGCAATTCTACATAGACCTGAATAACGCACCGTGGGAAGCCTATGCAAAAGCCGCAGAAGAATGCGAATCCGTGGGTGGAATTTATCGCCATGACACTAACGAAGGGCCTAGTTATTGTACGCTCCCCCTCAACAAAGAGGCCAATATAAAGGCTTCAGAGTTCATCCTCCAACTATATGACATGATAAAATCCAAAATCGCATCAGAGGACTTCCTCAAGCGTGAGATGACGTTCCTGGCCCCAGGGCCAAAGCAAATTGAGGACTTCCTCAAGAATGAGATGATGTATCAACCCCCAGGGCCAAAGCGAATTCCAGTAAAACCAGTAATTGGCAAAACTTTCCAAGAAATGGTTAAGGTAGCGGAACAGGAAATGGCCAAGGTAGCGGAAAAAAGAGATCTTATTCTGGGAGGGGAGGAGAAAGAGCCGAAACAGAAAAGCCAGGAAAAGCTGTTCAATCCGTTTGCTATAGACTATGAGATGCTTACAGAGGAGCAACAACAACAAAATGAGACAGAGGAAGAGGAGAAGAACAACACAGTAAAGCTCAGTTAAAAACTCTTTTCTTTTTTCTTTTTACATAAAATGGGATTTAAGGGGCGGGAAACTTCGCAGGCGGGGAGGAGGTCAGTTTAAGGCGCATTTTCCAACAAAAAGCCTAGGTAGAACAGCTGATTATCAATCTTTTTAACGGCATAGTTCAGTTGAGTTTGTGGCAATGCAACCGTGGGAATACGTCTATAAATTACTAATGCCGGAGAAAGCGCCAACAGATTGGCAAAAAACCTTCACCAAAAATATTTACTTAGCATTGGCTGTCCCACTAACCAAAGAATTCGAAGAGAAAATCGAAAAGGGGGATATAAAAGATCTGAAACTGCCAGTATACCCAGTCGCATTTGATGTACGATTTGACAGGAACGCATGGGTCAGAGAAACGGACATCCTTGATATTTTAACACGTTCAGGACTGTACGATAATGATTATGACTTTGTGACGCCAATAAATTATAACCCGAGGTCACTGAGATACTTAGATTTCGATAACTCAATTCCAGGATATTTTCCACTGGCAGATCTTGAATTGCATTTTAAAAGGGATATTACTGCTAACCCAGAAGATTATGGCTTAAAGCCAATTGACGGTTACAAATGGGAGCTCGACCGTGATGGTAGCTACAAAGTAACAAGTGGGTCGCTATTTAATGTCAGGGAAGCAAAAAATAGCGGTCGTTATAGTGTTCTTTTCTTAGATGACAATCCACGAAAGTTCAACATGCTTAATGGCTTTGGGATAGTGCGATTCTACATATCCCTGTGGGAGGCACCGGAAGAAGTCCGTGCAAAAGCCAAAGAAGAGTGCGAATCTGCTGGTGGAATTTATCAATATGATTACCCTGTTGCTTATTGTGTGCTTCCTCTAAATAAAAAAGAAGCTAATATAAAGGCTTCAGATTTTATCCTGCAACTAAATGAAATGGTAAAGTCCAAAATTACGTCAGAGGATTTCCTCAAGCATGTGATGGTATATCAACTTCCAGATGATATGGTGCATCAATTTCCAGGATCAGAACAAATTCCAGTAAAACCAGTAATTGGCAAAACTTTCCAGGAAATGGTTAAGGTAGCGGCGAAAGATCTTATTCTGGGAGGAGAAGAGAAAGAGCCGAAACAGGAAAGTCAAGAACAGCTGTTCAATCCATTTACTATAGATGAGATGCTTACAGAGGAGCAACAACAACAACAAGAAGAAGAAAATAACGCAACAGAAGAAGAGGGCGACACAGTAAAGCTCGGATAAAAACTCTTTTTACATAAAATGGGATTTAAGGGGCAGAAAACTTCGCAGGCGGGGAAGGTTAGAAGCGATCGTTAGGCTAACTTTTGAATCGACTGGAGCCCGTCCTCTTTCTTCAAGTACTCAATAAAGATTTGAATGTCTTTGAGTGACTCTTCGAGCATTGCTAAGGCTCTTTGTTTATCATATTCGGATTTGAAAGGATCGTTTCGAATCTGATTGTATCTGGCTTTTTTCTTCAATAGCGCTTCGTTAAGAAGGCCCAATAGAATGGGTTTAGGCAAATACAAAGGGAAATAATCTAGAACCACTTCGATCCCATTCCTTCCATTTAAATATTTTTTCACCTCCTCCAACACTGAGGGGACCTGAGACATTTTATGCGGGTATAGAAGACGGAATAGTCTTGTGCTGACTGAAATGCCAGAAATTAAGAAACTTAAACGCGGGGGTATATCCTCGTTCCCGTCGAAATATTCCTCGATAATTCTAATTTTCTTATCCTCCTCATACTTTGTCATCGAACGCCTTTTCGTAAACCTGCGAATTGAGATATTCAACAAATAAACCTTCTTGTAATCTACCAAATCTGTACCACAATTTAAATCAGAAATTGTAGGGGTTAAAAAGCGAACATGAAGTACAGCTGTTTTTTCAGCTTGCGAGGCTGATGAACGTCTTCGTCATTTCATCATCCATTTCCATTATTTTCTCCCCAGCATTCATTATCTCAGTAACTGTGTTGTCTAAGTTCTTGGATAAGCCTTTCGCTCTGTCTTCTATTTGTCTCTTCGCCTCTAAGATTCCAGGCACTTTCATTCCGTATTGTTCTAGCAGAGGCGCGAACACTTCCCAGCCAGAGACCTCTGGTGCTCCATTGGAAATTGATTTGAGCGCATTGTTCTTAGCATCATTAACTACCTGCTCTATTACTTTTTGTACATCTGTCGATTTTAGATTATTAATAAACAGGCTTATTGCGTCTAGCAAGGTGAGGAATGGGACTTTGTATCCATTTTGATAACTAGATGTGGAACCGAAGTTTACTACTAGTTTAGACAAGCCAAGAATTAATGTCTTCCTCTCTTCAGGAGAGTCCGCTTCGTCCAACACCTTTCTATAAGACTCTAATAACTTTAGTAATTCCTCAAGCTTCTGGAGTGGGTTTCCGGACAGTTCACCGGTTTTCTCCCGTCCAACATTTATTTTCCCATTCTTGTCTTTAGTCATAAGCCAGATACTGTATGATATGGGCTCAGGTCTCGTTAAGAACTCGACAATTTTCGGCAAAGAGCTAACTAATGTCGGTTCTCTATTTTCGAATGGTTGTGCAAGTGGGATTTTCTTACCAAGGTTTTCTATTGCGTTTCTACTGGTGTCAAACATTTTCGATGCTTTGATGAAGGCCTCTGTTAGCAATCTATCGTTCAAGTAGTCCAGAATCACTTTGGTTGCGTCTGTATCTTCTTGTCCGCTCACAGCCTTATTCCATTCGTCCCTTATCTTATCCCTAACGATCTTGAACGACTGAACGTCTACGGGGAGAGTGAAAAGCAACGCCAGAAGGTAGTCCAGATACGTCGGTTTTGTTGCACCACGCACTAATGCTATCGATGCCGCTACATAATTTAACCTTTTACGTGCTCTAGTCGAAATGTGAGTATAGTCCTCGTCCGCGCTTCTATAGAAGGACTCGTAAGCGTCAGTATCCTTCAATGACGCAAGTATATCACCAATCACATAGTATACCTTCTTTAGGAGGTCTAACGCCTCCTTCGAATTGAAGAAATCGCGGACCATTTGGTCTAGAACTTTTCTCGTCTCCTCCACATCGTTGAGTGTTATTACCTTTTTCAGTTCTGGGTTCTCGCTAGCGCTCATCACTTGCATTGTTTCGTCAGCTAACTTATCGACATTGTCCATAATGAAGGGGATATCGAGAATGAAACCTCTTATGTTGAATCTATCTAGCAAAGCCAGATCTGAAGGATTTTCCAAGTCTACTTTATTTGCCGCGGCATAGAACGCTATCCAGGGGAGCTTAATTTCCTTGCCGAAGACGTTTATCTTTTTTTCGTTTATCGCCCTCAGCAAGGTTGAACGTACTTTTTCCGAAGTATAGAATATCTCATCTATGAACGCTACCTTTGCACTAGGCAAGAAGCCGTCAGTTTTTAAATCGAATCCTTCTCCATTCACAAGCTTTTGGATGTCTGGGACGCCGAAGATCTCGCTGGGGTCTGTGTATTCGCTCACCTGGACCACGAAAACATCCTTGTCGTTTAAGCCTTCAATCACCTTAGGCAATAATTCGATCAACATGGTTTTCGCGACTCCTCTATCTCCCACTAATAATGTCGGGAAGCCGGTCATTAGTCCTAATAACACAGCTGTCTTTGAATCGTACCTACCAACTACTGCTTTGTCCAATTCATTCAGCATTTGTCCATATTTAGATGCTAAATTTTGTATTTTTTCTGAGATACCCTGTCCAGAAGGTTGCTGAGACATCGAAATTGTTTGTGCGAAAAAACTTTTAAATTAGTTAGGCTGACTTCCTCCCGTCAGCGAGTGTTGTCGTTTGGTTTTTTAACGATTTCTCCTTCCAACTCCCTCATGGAACCGAAAAAAAGCTTCAATTTCCTTGTCTTCGTCGTTGCACTTTCCTACATTTTTTCTCTATATCAAGTTCTTGCGTTGACACCAGAGGGCATAATCCTATATGCATTGCTTTTCCTACTTAACTTCGTATTCGCCTTCGTTGTCAATGACACCGCCATAGCAATTAAATATCTCTTCGTATTGATGGCCATGCGTGCCATTAACCTAATTTACTCTCTACCTCTCGATGAAGACGCTATCCGAATGTTCGCAGGATATAGACTACTTCATGGCGTGAATCCTTATCTTCCTATGCCGACAGTGTTCAATCACTACGATGTGCCTATTGGGCTTAGAACGTTAACGGAGTATGGTGGGTTTGTGGAGAGGCTAATCTACCCTGGGCTTTCAGTGTTCGCTGGCGTTGCAGAGTACGCATTAGGGTACGTCATATTTAACGTGGTCATTTACGTTACATTCATCTTAATTTCATACGTCTTCTTAAGGAACAAATCTACCGAGGCCCTTATTTTCGCTGTACTCTGGCTCCTCTTCGGTGGCGTGAATCTGGCGACATTGTTACTGACTGTAGGTATCTTATTGAGAAAATACAACGGGTTTTTCGTTGGCCTTGCCATTTCATATAATCAGCTGTACACCTTGATAGCGCCCTTCCTCGTCATTTATTATCTTGCAGAAGGGAAGAAGGAAGTGCTAAGACAGGTCGCTTATGCACTCTTCGGCTTCCTCATCACCAACGTACCCTTTATGGTGTGGGACTTCAAGCTCTGGTTCTCAGCTATGCTTTATAGCGTTTCCCAACCAATCGTACCGATAGGCTTCTCTATCTCTAGAGAAACATACATGGGGTTCTTCCCTATACCGTTCAAGGTCTATGAGTACCTTTTCATCACCATGTATATAGCGTCGATAGTCATTTACGCCATAATGTTCAAGATAGTGGCGAAATGGGCTTACGTATTCCCAGCGATTTCGATGATCGCTTATCCGAGAACACTACTCGGTTACATTACCTCATGGTTACCGCCAGCGTTCTTTTTCTTTTTCACGAGAACAGAGGGGAATGTAAAAGTGGCTAAATTAAAACCGTTAGGAACAGCTGTTCTTATCGCAATTATGATCATGCCAATCTTCGTCCCCGCCCTCACCAGCACAGACGTTAATACACCTTTCACCTTCAAAGTGACCAAAGTTTACGTTGGTACTTATGGGAATGTGTATAAGATGAGTATAAACGCCACTGTTTATTCCCCCACAGTGAAGAATATAACGTTCGTCGTCATCCCGGACTTTTATCCATTTTACAATACATATCTTTGGTGGAGTACGGTGAACGTGACGGTAGGACAAAATTATTTCAACATAACCCCACTAGCGCCGTCGCAGGAAATAGGATTTAATAATGCAACATACACGGTGGTTGGCGTGTACGGCCCATACTATTATTTTGTCACGTTAGTTCTAGTAAGTAATGGCACAATGTTCTCAAACTTCACCTACACACCCAAAGAATGAGGGTTAAGGGAGTAGAAAGGGGGTGGATAGCCCCCTTATAGATTTAAAAACTTCTTTTTCTACCAATCTTCAATGGCTAGGAGGGAGAAAAACCCAATAAGAGCCACAGTTGCGATGAATATTGGCTTATCTGACTCCCTCCTAGCCTTCGTGAACAACTACGTTAAGGCACTCCGTTTCTCCTTGTTCTGGATGAAAGAGAATGTGAAAAATCCAAACGAGAAGGGCGCACTCTCCAAAGTACACGAGGGATTGTATGAAAAGCTGAGGAAAGAATACAATCTACCATCTAAAGTTACTGAGGACTGTTATCGTGATGCCCTGGCAATATACAAGAGTTGGTACAACAACCCGAAAAAAGGTAGATTCCCCCGTGTCTACAAGCCGACAGTGTGGCTAACGCCCAAGCAAAGTTATACTGTAGACTTAGAGAAAATGACAGTCAGGATAGCAAGTGTTGGCGAACTACCAATACTAGGTTATCCTAGAAACCTAAAGGAGTATGCAAACTGGAAGATGAAGGAGGCTAGGCTAACAATCAAGGATGGCAAGGCTCTCCTCAAAGTAACTTTTGAGAAGGAAGAAGAGAAAGTTAAACCAAAAGACAGTGTTGCTGTTGATATAAACATGAATGACATTGTCGTTGGTAAGGATGACACTCACTACGTTAGGATTCCCACTCGCCTTCACGACGCTCACCACTTCAAGTCATTAGCTGAGAATTTGCAGAAGAAGTATCCTAGAAGGTGGAAGCAAAATAGGAGAATTCTACACAGGGCACGCTCTTTTCATCAAAAGGCCAAACTAATTATGGAGGACTACGCTAGGAAGGTTGGTAAGTGGGTTGTTGAGATTGCTGAGGGTTTGGGTGCCAACGTCATAAAGCTTGAGGACTTGAAGAACCTCATCAAGGACGTTAATAAGCTACCAGCTGAATTTCGCGATAAACTATACTTGATGCAATATCGTCGTATTCAGTATTGGATAGAGTGGCAGGCTAAGAAACACGGAATGATTGTGGAGTTTGTTAATCCTAGTTACTCTTCCGTTTCTTGCCCAAAGTGTGGCCACAAAATGGTTGAGATTGCTTATAGGTACTTTCACTGTCCTTCATGTGGTTATGAGAACGATCGTGATGTTATTGCTATCATGAATTTAAATGGGAGGGGGTCTCTGACCCTCTCGACTGCCCCTCAAATGAGAGATGTAGCTCCGAATCGATGAGGGGAACCCTCGCTGACGGGGAGGAAGTCAGGCCTTCCTAAGGGATGGATAGCCATTATGTTTTTAAACTTTCTATCAAGATTCCCTGGGTATGGTTAGGATCATTGCAATGGGCCAAAGCCCTCTTTGTAATTTCATAAAAGAACAATTAAAAATGAATATAATAGTGTACCCAGAGTTTTTCGATAATAAGAAATTATTACTGCAACGAAGAGTGAGAGATTATATAATCTCTCTATTGAGAAATTATAGGAAAATACGTTATGCGCTATATCCTGACTATTATTATCGCGACATAAATCTACCAGCTGAAATTACAGAAAAAATAACATTCATTTACCCTGTGCATTCAAAAAATGAGGTAGAGTTTATTGCAAAACTGAAATCTAAATACAATATAATACCAGGGTTTGCATCAGACAGTAGGTATAGGGACTATGATATTTACTGGTTTGTTAACACGTTTAGAGAGGAAAAATGGTATCTCGGGATCTCAACGTGGAGGGAGCTAAGAGAGGCCAAAAGGTTTGAATTTTATGGTGGTGACATTACAGGATTCGTTTTAGGAAACCACGAAGATAGAAAAAACCCTGAGGTGTTGCGCAGAAAGCTGAAAGAAATAATAGAATACGTTAGTAGGCCACAAGGTAAGCAGTTAACTTTATTCTAAAAAACACAATGAAAGATAACTAACTTTTCCTCTTTAGATATATTTCTCCTTCTATTTTTATGAGCCTCCCATTCTCTTTCTTGTACACCTCAATGGATTTAGGCACTGCCGTTACGCTTCCGCTTTTCAGCTCCTCAATGAACTCAGAAAACAGCTGTTCATCTTGGTTCTCAGCCTCTTCCTCTTCTGTGCCTAGGCCCATTTGCTCTAACGCTTCATTCAATTCTTCTTTGCTTCTAATGAGTTCTTCTTCGTTTCCGTCAACTCCTCTATAAAAGCTCTCTAAATCGCCGTTGTCTTCTTGCTCTGTTGTTGGCACGGAGGTGACTGAAGAAGCAAACTTCTCAGCTTCGGCGAACTGTTTCAATAAAGCCGGCTCTGCCTCTACTTGTAATAGTAACCTCTCACTCCTCAATATCTCTAACTTCTTTTCCTCTGGTAACTGCTTGAAGTAATCGTAGAACTCTTTAATGCTAAGATAGAACTGTAGGAGAAGCTGAGGGTCTAGCTGGTATTTTGCCAAAAGCTCGAAAAGCTCTGGCGCTTCAGACTGTAGAATTTCGACAGCTCTCATTTTCGGTTCTAAATTCTTTATCCTAATGTTCTCCTGCTTCAACTCCTTATCCAGCTTTTTGACCGCTTCTTTTGGTGAAAGACCAGTAGACAAGTATTTTTGGTACAGCTGTTCTATCTGCTCATGTGTTAAATGCCTCCTGATAACATTTAGCTGAATTGCACTCCTCATTCTCTCTTCTGGGCTGTCAAAAATGTAGACAATTACAGGGACTTCTTTTATGCCAAGCTCTTTAGCTATTCTCACACGTGTGTAACCGTCTATTACGAAACCGTTCTGATCTATGATGACAGGATAGAGGAAACCGTATTTTTGAATTTCATTCTTTATCTTATCACTCATTGTATTTTCAGGAATGAGTTTAGATAGCTCTTCATCTATTTTCAAATCATCTACACTTTTTGTGAAATAACCACCGAATTTCATTGAGAGAGATGGTACTGTGGGAGATTAAAAAACATAACGGGGTAGAAAAAAGATTTTTAAACTCAGTCCTGACTCCTCGAAGCCCAGAGCCCAATTATGATGATTATCAACGCACCGACTACCGTTCCATACACTACACTCGTAGGAATGCCGATTACGATCAAGAAGGGCGCTACGAAGAATATATAGATTATTGAACCCATGCCAGCGAACTTCGGCACGCTTCTAACTGCTAGAGATATGAAGAACGAACCAGCAAAAAGCAGGAACAAAGGCAGGGCATAGATTGGTGGTAGAACAGCTGATATAGCATTCCTCAGCGAGAGTACGTTCACGTTGTTAGCAGAAATTGGTATGGTAACAGTGTGATTGCCGTAAGATATGATCACGTTCTCATCCCCATTAACTAAAGGCACTTGGAACGTTTGCCCAGGCTCTATTGTGAAGCTCTTAATAACAGTACCGTTGGTGTACTCTATCGTAACGTTAAGTGGAGTTGTTATGGCGGAAGTCACATAAGAGCTGATGTACACTCCTGTGGAGTTAACGCTAGTAGAGAAAAGCACCGAACCGTTAGGCGTGGACAGAGCAGGATGGAAGAGTAACGGCACGTGGACATATACAGAGCCATTTAAAACTACTTGGATAGTGTTAGGACTGGTAGATATAGACGACGATGACGATGATGAGGAGGAAGACGATGGTGGTGTTGGTGTTGTCGAAGATGGCGGAGTAGTAGACGCAGACAGCTGTGTTTGTGCTCCCTTGAACGTAAACGTATTAGTGCCAGACATCCCTATGATACCTGGGGGCGTATAAGTAAACGAAGGATTAGTGTAAGTTGCAGGATAGCCATATAGAGAGAGAATTTGAGCATCAGCTGTAATACTAAAACCATTACTTAACGCATTGAAAGAAACGTAAGGAGCTGGCATTAGGACTAAGACTGGGCTTTGCGGAGTAGTGTTCATGTAGAGAAATGTAGAGAAGACAGTGTTTGCACCGGGCATATAGCCAGAGAAGACGCTGAGACCTTTGGGCACAGCTGTATTATTCACCAGAACTGTCGTGGTGTTCATGAAATATGGGTATGCATATTGCGAACCGACGAAACCCTGCGCATAGGATGGAGAGACTAAAACAAAGGGGCTTGATCCTTGAGATATAGAGAAGTATGAGACGTAGAAAAGATTCTGAGTGTCAACTCTTATGGCAACATAGCCGATCTGAGACCAAGGAAATGGTGTGTTTACATTAAGCGTATATGCCGTAGAATTGATATACACAGTACTAATAGTCACGTTTCCTGCACTATTTTCCGTGAAGGTGACAGTGAACGTGAAGGGATAAGCTGTTGAGGGTGTAGGATATGCTGACGACCGCAATTCAACCCAGTTCGCATTTGTCCCATGATACCAGATGTTGCCACTGAATGTTACCAAGAGCGCTAGGAAGCCACTAGCGTAATCATATGGTTGATCCCCAATATTTGGCGAGTATATCGAAATGCCAGGGTTGTACTGTATCCCAGAAGGATAGCTAGTTATGTGGATTGTCACATTCATTGTGTTACTTGACGGAGTGTAACGCCAAGCGACGTATTGGGACGAACACGCCGCGGCGACGTCCAACACTAATTGACCGTTCTGCCAATAAGGCAATGTCTTCCAGCTAGTGGATTCCACCATCGGTATTACAGGAACTATACCCTCGCTCACCGCCATTTGTGGGTACAAGAAGAGTGGTGTATTACCACTATACGCACCTATGCTCGGTATTACCATGTATGTAGATGTGCTAATGATGGGATATTGTGTGGTTACCTGAGATGGAGAAGACACAGTAACGAGTGGTAGGGTAGCCTGGGAATAAACAATGGGTGCTTGAGAAACGTAAACGTCATAGGAGATTGGATAGGGAAAGATCGCCATATACACGGTGCCCGTATAAGGCGTGTTAGTGTATGGGTTTGTGACTAGCTCGTAAGCATACAGCTGTTGTGTGGTAGAGAAGTATGAGACGTAGAAGAGATTCGAAGGGTCACCTCTTATGCCAATATAACCAATCTGAGACCAAGGAAATGGTGTGTTAAAATTGAGTGTATATGCCGTTGAGTTGATGTACACAGTACTGACAGTCACATTTCCTGCACTGTTTTCCGTGAAGGTGACAGTGAAGGTGAATGGATAAGCTGTCGAAGGTGTAGGAAACGCTGATGACTTCAACAAAACGAACCCATTTAGCCCATGATACCAGATGTTGCCATTGAACGCTACCAAGAGCGATAGGAAGCCACTGACCTCATCATATGGTTGGTCCCCAACATTCGGTGAGAATATCTCAATGCCAGGATTGTCCCCGCTGGGTATTCCAGAAGGAAAACTGGTTATGTGGATTGTCACATTTATTGTATTTCCTACTGGTGTGTAACGCCAAGCGATGTATTGCGACCCGGACGCCCCGGTGACGTTAAACACTAATTGTCCATTCTGCCAATAAGGCAATGTCTTCCAGTCAGTGGACTCTACGCTATTGACAAACGGTGACGGAGATACTGCGAAGTACGAGACGTAGAAAAGATCATAGCAACTTGTTATGCCAATATAACCAATCTGAGACCACGGGAACGGAGTGTTCAAATTCACCGTGTGTGCCGTCGAATTGATGTACACAGTGCTGACAGTCACATTGCCTGCACTATTTTCCGTGAAGGTGACAGTGAAGGTGAATGGATAAGCTGTCGAAGGTGTAGGATATGCTGACGACTTCAACAAATCGCACCCACTAATCCCACTTATCCCGTGATACCAGATGTTGCCATTGAAGGTTACCAAGAGCGCTAGGAAACCACTGGCCTGAGCATATGGTTGGTTTCCGACATTCGGTGAGAATATCTCAATACCAGGATAGGTCCCACCGGATATCCCACTAGGCCAACTGGTTATGTGGATCGTCACATTAAATGTGTTACTTGACGGGGTGAAACGCCAAGCGATGTATTGACCCCCGGCAGACGCCCCAGTGCCGTTTATTACCAATTCACCATTCTGCCAATAAGGCAATGTCTTCCAGTCAGTGGACTCTACGCTATTGACAAACGGTGACGGAGATACTGCGAAGTACGAGACGTAGAAGAGATTATCTATGTCACCTCTTATGCCGACATACCCAATCTGAGACCACGGGAACGGTGTATTCACATTGACTGTATACGCTGTTGAGTTGATGTACACAGTACTGACAGTCACATTTCCTGCACTGTTTTCCGTGAAGGTGACAGTGAAGGTGAATGGATAAGCTGTCGAAGGTGTAGGATATACTACTGACAACTCAACCCAGTTCCCATTTGTCTCATGATACCAGATTTGGCCATTGAAGGTTACCAAGAGCGCTAGGAAACCACTGGTGCCAATATCAGTTGGTTGGTCCCCAACAGTTGGTGAGTATATCGCAATACCAGGACTGTACGGGTTGTTTATCCCAGAAGGCCAACTGGTTATGTGGATCGTCACATTAAATGTGTTACTTGACGGAGTATAACGCCAAGCGATGTATTGCCCTCCGTGAGGCGCCGAGGGGCAGTTAAACACTAATTGTCCATTCTGCCAATAAGGCAACGTTTCCCAGCCAGTGGATTCCACAGTGTTCACGGTCCATGTAGTTTTTGAAAACAGCTGTTCATACGCGTATAATTGCCCAGTAAGGTTAGAATACTCGAAGAATCTGATGTTGCTTCCTTGCGGGTTCAGCCACGGTAGATTCGCAACATCCAGTATGAATGGCTCACTGCTGATACTGGTCTCACCTACGTACGCTGTTGCGTACGTCGTGCTTGTGTTTATGCTTGAATGTGCTGGCGGTATTATCACTGGTATTATGAATAAAGTGAGAACAAGGACGACAATAGAAACTTTGCGCACTTTCATATACTCTACTCTGAAAAATGGCAGAAAAACTTCTGACGGCGGGGTTTGTCGTTCGCTTTCGACCCAAAGCGAAACCCTCCAAACATATTTATTTGCGCTTTCTGCCGATTCTTCGTGAGAAAGCGAAATGAGAGAAAACACGCCTAAACTACAAAAAAGCGGAGAAAAATACAAATTTTTCCTCTATAACAGAGACTTCACTTATTCATATATATTATATATGAATATAGTGGTGGCCTATGGATAAAGACGAACTGAAAGAAATTATTAAGAATTTACCCGACAACTCTCCAAAAATTCTAGAGTATCTAAAACTAGCCAAAGAAAAAGGCTGGAAAGACATCGTCAACATGATCGCACAAAAATTAGGGCTAGAAGAGGAGGAGAAGAAGAAGACTGATGAGACAGACGTCCTTAAGAAAATCCTGAAACCGTTAGGCAAAGGAAAGATAAAAGGGACATGGGACTACAGCGTGGACTTCGTCGAGGCTAAGAAGACTCTCGTCAGTGCGTACAAACAGCTGTACGATACGAATCTGATGCCGTATGAGGCCTACGTTGCCATTCTTTTGATTCAGCTTGTCAATGGGTGCAGAATCAGAGAGGCCATCAGGGCGTTCAAGACGTTCATCGAGTCTGGAGAAAGAGAATTCCAATTACAGGCACAGAAGCACGGCAATATACGCTTCATGATCATACCAGACGTGGTAAAGAAAAAAGCGACATACAACGCAGTGCTAACTATAGATGACGAAAAACTAAGCGCAAGAATTAGAATGTTCGCGCTCCACTACCTTAAGGCAAACACGCACTCATTGAGGTATGCGCTAATCAGCTACTTAGCAAAGAACGGTATCGATCCAGCCATCATCGCAAAGATAACCGGGCATAAACGTTTGGACAGAATAATAACGTACACGCAGACGAAGGACGCAATTGAAATGTTGAGAAAGCTCGCAGATTAAAAAGACAGCT